TTATCTCAATTTTCTTAACGCTTCTCGGTCTGCGTTAAATCTTCCGACCAGTCCGCCGCTTTCTTCAAGTAAGCCTGCACCCTCATCAAGTAATCGGAGACAATCGCTGACTTGTCGCTGACAAGACTTTCCGGAACCGGAGTCGTCTGTGGGCACTCCACTACGGCGGGAGGCCGCGAGGCGCAACCGTTCAATATCGCTGCGCATAGAAACAAGGTCGCTGTTAAGACGATCAATCTCTGCTTGTTTTGCGTCTGTCGCCGCCGCCAATTGTTCAGCATTCTTCCGCTCCTTCGCTCGAAGTTCGTTTTGGTACGCCTCCGCAGCACTGGCATATTCCGCCTTCACGTCAGCCAATTCCGCACGGTAATAAAGACCTGAAACAAAAGCGCCCGCGAAGAAACACCCCGCGAGCGCAACAATCTGAAAATCTATCCTCATGACAAAAAGGCCTCCGCTTCTGCCTTGCGGCGATTCGTCAAGCCTTTGGATTCAACCAGCCGCTTTACCTTTTCGCCGTTCACCGTTTCCACTTTGGAAACTTTGTTCCACAGAAGAAAAGCCCGGGCGGCGGCCTCATGCTTCCCGGCATTCAAGAATTTAACAACGGAGGATCCTGCGGCATTCCGGGCGCCGACGTTAAACGCGAAAGAAAGGAGTCCGATGAATTCCCCTCGGCTGACAGGCACCTTCACCGCTGAACGCAATGCACGCGCCGTATATTCAAGATCGAGCGTCAAATATCGATCAGCCTGATCTGGGTCAATTCGGGTTCCCAACTGCACACCGTGAGTATGCCCGAAACCGATAGTCGGAATTCCGGCAGGACACAGATACGCCTCTAAACTGACGCCTTCAAATTTCTTCACCAATGCCGCAGCAATTAGCGGCTCCCATTTATCAAAGTTGCGTTTTTCAGCCATAAAAAAAAGGAGCGCCCCTCGGCGCCCCCTCCGTTTTCGTAGCGTTGGTCACTACTTCGCGGCTTCATGTGCGACTTTCCACGCTTCATGCGCGGCGTTAATGGCGCACCACGCATCTTTCAGCGTATGCACGTCCGTCGAGCTAAAGTAGCCGCCGTTACCCTCAGCATCATCGAGAATTTCGTCGACTTTCTTCGAAAGGTGGTCAATCGTACGCTCAGCCTGAAGCTTCACGTATTCCTTTGTGTCCATATCTAGCTCCCGTATCGTTTCATGATTTCCTGCAACTTATCAAAGTCTTCCCGATCAGGTTTGTACCCCATAACGCTCAGAGGCGCTTTTTCAAGCGCTTCGACCGCAATATCGTGCAAGAGATCAATATCGATCATGTTTTCCGCGTCAATAATTCCCGCGGCTTTCGCCAAAGGCGCGTAGGCTTCGATAATCTTCGGAGCGTTTCGCGTCACCAGCCCGCCGACAACCGCCGCAAAAAACGGCGTATTGCTTCCCGCCTTTTGAGCGGCGGGAAACACGACAGACTGGAAAAACTCAGCGACAACCTGCGGAGCATTCCCAATCGGCATCCTCATAGGCTACCCCTGAACACGAATGGTTCCGGAAACAGGCTGGGTTGCTGGAGCAACATCAGTCGTCGCCGGCGCCTGCCACGCGTTGTAACGCGGCATAACCGGAGGACAGATGACAGACTGCGGGATGATCGTCTGCGTGATGCCGTTGACAGTATTCTGCAGCGACGCAACCGCGTTGTTAAGCTGAGCGATACCGCACCCGCACGTCTGGGCGACAGAGTCGATCTTGGCACCGAGTTCGGAGCGGACGAGCTTTTCACGCAGGTCAGCGATTTCGGCGTTGCTCTTCACCTGGGATTCAAGCACGGCGACGCGTTCGCGGTTGCTCGCGGATTCCTGAGAGAGCGGCGTGATGAAAGCCATCAAACGATTTTCGAGTTTCTCGTTTTCAGAGCGCGTCGCCTGATAAAGCGTCGCGTCTCGATTGTCCGAGTACTTCTGCGAAGTGAGCTCGGCGATCTTGGCGTCCTTTTCAGCAATGACGCCCATCGCGGCCATCTGCGGGGCGCAGTTGTTTCCGCCCAGGATGCCGCCAAGAATTCCGCCGTTGCCGTTGTTAGCGGCCCCGAGAAAACCGAGAGAGCCCAAAACAAGGGCGGGGATGCCTACGCCGTTTGCGAGGCCTTTAGAAGCAAATTCACCTGACATAGCATTCTCCTGTGCTATGCAGCTCAATGGCTTAGGTGTTGCGCTCAGTTGGCGCTAGTGTGGACTCAAAGGTCTGAAAGAGGTGCGCCGTTCGGCGCTTTGACTGGATTCGCTGCAGGAGCAGAACTGTCCTGTGATGCGCCAATTTTACCATAAAAAGAAAGGTTTATGAAGGTAAAACTTTTGCACCGCGGGCATTGAACCCGCAACCGCCCTCCCGGCGCAGATTCCACGTCAACGTCAAAAAACCGGCGCCCGCAACGCGGGCAAACGGCGCGTTCAAACTTCTCTTCCATATTTTTTCTCCGTCAATAAAAAAGGCGGACAAAGCCGCCCTGTCATTCGATTTTTGTCATGATTCCTTTCCCGATAATTTCTCTGCCTCCGTATCCAACCGCGTGTTCAACGCTTTGATCGTCCGTCGGATTACCGGCGGAACAACATCAGACAACCCCATGCGTTCAAAGTTTTCGATAATGGAGCCAAACTCCCCGGCGCAGTAAGCGCAGATGGTTATCGTCTGCAATATCTCCACATGAATGATGGGAAAAAACACCTGATCAAGCCCGTGCGCCAATGCGACGATCGAGAAATACAGCATCTTCTTCACCACCCCCAGCCCACAGGCCTTGCTCTCCCAAGTACCTGTTTTGAGGGCGCCGAGCGTCCCTGTAATAAAGTCGATCACCACAAAGGCGGTGAGCCATAAAAACAGAACTCCGATGTCTCCAAATGCGAAACTAAACGCTCCACCGATGACGCCACCGAACGCCATCAGGATTCTCTCCGTCCCTTGAGGTAAAAGCGTTGTAAACATAGGCTCCTTTCAGAAAAGTTAATAACGAAAAACCATCTTTAACCCGACGGCCGAGTTTGTCCATGACGCCAACGCTATGGAGTACCGCGAAACCCTCAGAATCGAAGCCGCAAAGTAAGAAAAACCCCGTCGGAAGGCGGGGTTTTTCTTTCACTTGACGATCTGAAACTTTTTTAGCAGGTTGCAATAGAGTTGGTGCATCGCAACTTTTCCGTTTTCTTCGTGCCAGTTGCCGAACAATTTCCACCCCAATCCAATACGTACGCAGGCGCGGAACCAGCGGTTTTTGTACCACCGTATGCAATACCACTGGAAGCAGATTAATCTGCCGTCTCGATACACGCGCCGGAAGCAAACGCCGGAAATCCCGTTGGTGTCGGAAGCGTCAGGATTCCCCTGCACCACATACTCGTCAGACGGGAAAACCGGAACGCCTATCACGCGTAGGCAGAACCCGTAACCCGTGTTCCGGAAAAACCACGCTACCCGGCGCTTGTAGGTGCTCCACCAATCAAAGCCGGGGTGGCGTTCCCAAGAGCCTCTGTCGCCGTCGCAATCATGATCATCGGTTTGGAACCATTGCAGCCAATGCGGCAAATTCGCCTGCATGGCAGAACCGTCGGTTTCCCATTCGATTTCCCCTTCCGAATTTCTCGGAGTTCGCACAAAAAGCGGAAGCACAGGAGACAACAACTTCCCGATTACCTGCATCACCAGATCAGGGACGCAGAATAAAAGCCATTTCAGATAGATCATTTTTTCACCCATAAAAAGCCACCCGTCAAATTTTGATAATTGTCAAAATTTGAATAGCGGATGGCTGAACAGTATTTGATTTTCCGTAAATACTCGATGATTTATTGGCGTCAAACCCAATTTCTGGCGTTGTATCGTCCACATTGGCTGTCCTGAGCATATTTTCTCTTTTGTAACATGCATCGCTTGGTTCATACCATGAACCAATACTAATAGACCCAGTTATATTCGGCAGTCCCGCCTCAAGAGACCGACCGACTTTGCTCGCGTCCGTGACGCCCTGCATAACTCGCGCGTCTGCGTCAGGGAGTTTGAATGTTGTGCTTCCGTTCCCTGCACCCCAGGCCGTCCCAATGGCCGCAAAGAGCTTTGCGTAAGTCGTGCGGCTTACTAAAGCACCGTTGCACAGCAGCCAACCATCGGGCACGCTTTTTCCGGCAAATGCAATGATCGTTCCCGACGGGAATCCGCCAAAATGCTCAACCCCGGCTTTGATTGTCGCTTCAAGAATAGTTTCAGTCGTTGCCATTTTTATGCGTTTCCTTCGAGCTGATTGATTTCATCGCGCCACGCTTGACGATCCGCAAGGACTGCGGCGTATTCCTCACGGGTCGCTGCACCTTCGGCAATCTTGGCGGCCACGTAATCCGTTTCCGAGAGCTTCGCCTTAAGTTCGCTGATGCGTGCTTCTTTGGCTTCAGCGGCTTTCTCTTCCTCGGTCTTTTCAGGGATGGCTTCAACGATCCATTCGAGATTTTCGCCACGGGCGATTCGGAAGTGTTCGGAGTCCGCTTCGACAAGACGCTGATAAATTTGTCGCAGTTCATTGCACCGGGCGGTCTGCGACTGATGCGACACCGCGCCCGCCGCGACGCATTCGGCACACGTTTTCGGCTTGCTTTCCGCTTGCCACGCTTCCCCATCCCATTTGTAAAAAGAATCAGCCGTCACCGGATCATCGCAAGGTGCCCCCGCAATCGCCACATCATCGGGTAACAGCGGGTCGCCTGTTGCCGGGTCGCGCATAAAAGCACACATACCCTTGAAATAGCCGTCTTCGTCCAGACGCGGGAGGAAAAATAACTCGTTCATTTTTTCACCTTATGACGGTACGGTACCGCCCCACTTTGTGATTAGATTTTTCATAGCCGTTTGCAGAGAAGTTTCGAGGTTTGCAACAGCCGTACCTACAAAAGATGTATTCGCCACCTTCTTCGTCTTATCCCCGGCCGCCACGTTTGGTACCTGAGGCGTTCCGGTAAAGACGGGGCTTTTGATCGGTGCTTTGTCTTCTCTGATGCTTTTCCCTATCGCCCTCATGTCGGGCAGGGTTTCAGTCATTTCAGCCTCCTAAATAGCCTGTCCCCAAGTCTTGCCACGCTTTTGTTACCGCCGCTTCAGTGCTGGGCAGGTAGTTGCGGTAATCCAATGAAGTGCCGTTGTAACCATTGACGAAAGCAATCAATTGCTCCACCGCTACGGCTACTTCTCCGGTCGCTTCCGCTTTCGTAGCAAAATCCTCGTGGTTTTTTATGTCTTGTTCGACCTGATCGAGGGCAATACGACGAGCGAGCGCCGTTACGTTGGCCTCCATCGTCATAAAAACCTCCGTAGATTAAGAAGAGGAACCGTTTCGGGCTGCTTCATAGACCGCGACGAAATCCGTCGTCGTGTCGCCGATAGCTGCCGCCAAATCGTCTACATCCTTCTGAGCCGCGTCTGCCGCACTCTTAGCCGTCACGGCTTTACTGTCGGCGGTAGCCGCAGCCGTCTTCGCCGTATCTGCCACGCCCTTCACTTCGTTGACGGCTTCCACCAACGACGATTTTGCCGTTGTCTTCAGGTTCGCCATCGTGCCGATGGACGTTTTGTTGGTGTTCGCGGTCGCCTGAGCATCCGTACCGGCCTTCTTGGCCGCCGCAACTTCCGCCGTCGATGCCGCGTCAATGTTGGCGCGTGCCTGCGTCTTCTGTTCCGTCGTCAAGGACTGAACGGCGTCATATTTCACATGGCCCGCAGCAATCGCCTGAAGCGCTTCGATTGCATCCTTGTTCGTCGTAATGGCGTCGCCCAATTCCTTCAAGGTGTCCAGCGCTTCCGGCGCACCGTTCACCAAAGCGGCCACGGCGGCGTTAATCGCCGTGTTGATCTTCGTGGAACTCCACGTCAGGTTTGTGGTCGTCTGGGCATCGTCGATGATCTTCGTGAGATCGATGGAGTTAAGTCCCGCTTTCAATTCGTTGATCGCCACGACAAGGGACGCTTTCGCGGTCGTCGTGAGCTTGGACGTATCGCCGACGGTCGCCAAAAGCTGCTTAATGTCGGTGCCGATAGTCTGCGCCAAAAGGGAAATTTGTTCACTGCTCGTTTTCGTTGCCATTGTTTTTGGCTCCTCTTGCTTTTAAATAAACTTCAACCGGGTCGATTTCAAAGGGTTCATCCGCACGTGACGGCCCTTGTATGCCAGGAACTTCAACCGTTACCACCGGGAGGGTTATCGCCTCCTCCACGATGACGTTAATCATCTGGGGCGGTTCAACGATTACGGTAATTTCAACTGCACCCGCATCCGCCATTTCTCGTTACCTCCGCCGAAACGCTGATGTTGCCTTGCAAAATTCGCGTGATCTGTCCCGCCGGAGAGGTGATTTCAACGTCGTAAACCATTGTCCCCGATGGCCATTTTTCCGTAACAGTGTGAGGAAAATTCAGCGTCAATTTTCCGGTTTCGGCATCAATCTTGATTCGCGGCTCTTCCCCTGCCGAAGTCAGATCGTCAATCGTTTGACAGGCTCCAGCCGTTCGTCTGATCTGCATCTGAGCTGAATACCCGGCAAGGTTGAGAGGCGTCCCTGCGGAATCCTGAAGCCGCAACGGAATCGCGTAGTCTGATCCCTGATTTAGAGAAAAATTGTGCATATTTGAACCCATGCCCCCTCCTTATGCCGGAACTGTTCCGCCCCATTTTGTAATCAGGTTCTTACAAGCGGTGGTCAATTCAGAAGAATTCAGCTTTTTCCCGAGTTCCGCCGCTGTAGTTGTCGCATCAGCTGCGTTGATGTTTTCTCTTGCCACCGACTTTTCGCCGTCCTTCAAACCCTGCGCTTTGTCATATCGGACACCGGCTTTAGAAACCAACATATCGATAATTTTCACAAGCGCGTTATAGAGCTGAGAATTTCGGGCAGTTTCTACCTGTCCGTTGATGGCCAGCCCCGCGTTATGAAGCAACGCCCCAAAAAAACCGAAAATATCGTTTGCCCATTCGGCTTTGCAGTAGGAACCGTTTCGCTTACCTTCGCCCGTACCGTTGATAAACTTGCCTTGCGGATAATCGGCTGATGGCGGCTCCCACCGCTTCCCCGAGGCTTCCAGTTCATTCAAATTGATAGCCATAAGTCACCTCAATACTTGATATAAACCGGGAAGGCTATATTCTTCGGGCGGACTTCATTCGCAACATCGACCACCCGAGAGGCGTCAAACTTGATTTGACGGTGATAGTCAGAATGCCCCGACTTGTTACCTTGTCCGTTAAACCCCCCGCTGACATAAAATGCACCACTTACGCCGCTTTGATCGTTGGCATACTGGTTAAATTGCCCAAGATAGCCCGTGATGTTCCGAATGGCGTCCTCCTGACGAGTGGCAATATTTCGTCCCACGTCAATCCCGCGCCCCTGATCCAACACCCGCAAGAAAAGTCCGCGCGTATCCGGCAAACGGAACGTGCTCGAATTGCCGCCCGCAAGGATGATGTCCGGGCATTGGCTCACCAACTGCGCATATTGCGCCCGGCTGTATTCGCCGCCGTTCATAGGCAACCAACCGCTAATAGTTCCTGTCCGCCCAAAGTACGCCATCGTCCCAACGGGGATCGTCTCCGGCTGAGAAATCCCGTAGGCCGGATTGAGAAGAACCCACTTGTTGAAGCGGGTATCAAACGAGAGTTGCAAGGTATGACCTGCGCCCGCAATGTCTCCTATTAAGAGCGGCTGATTCGCACCCTTGCAGATAGTCCGGGCGCCGGTGCTACCCGCGTTCAATGACGGAATCGTGGACGTATTGGCATAAGCCGCCCGCACGGTAATCTGAAAGCCGTCAATCAGCGAAACCGAACGCGGAAAAGCCGCTGCCAAAGCATCCGCCGTTCCCGTCGCAAAAGCAAACATCGGCTCACCGGCGGTCGCAATCATGCCGCTGACAGTGGACATAAGCGCTTTGTAAACCTGCGAATCTTCGCCCGTGTCCACTTTCCCGTTAGGCGTTACCCCAGCCGCTTCGAGAATCGCATCTTGGAAAGCGCGTTCGTCATTCGCCATATCCTCTTCAAGATAGGTACCGTCGGCGCTGTTGGGTGCCGTTCGATTCTTTACCGAGCCTCGCGGGCGACCCGCCGTCGGCTCGTTAGCCCGACCCGGATAACGTTCCGAAAGAATTAAACTCATTCAATAAACTCCAAAGATTCGTCACCGAAAGTGGCGTCACCGTCTTTCAAAAATTCGATGATTCCGAAGGAACGGATGAATCCCCAGAATCGAACCCCGGCTGGTGTCGGCACAAAATCTTCAATATCCAATAACCACGCTTCCGCCGGGTTCACGGTTCCGGTGTATTCGATTGAAAAACTCATGTCGTGGTAATTCAGCAACCGAAACGCCTGCGCCGTCGGGAAAAGAAAATTGAACGCGTCAAGCAGGTTTTCCGCCGTCGGCTCAATCGAGTTTTTCAAAATCTTGGCGCGGCATACTGTCCGAAGTAACTCGTCAGTAAGGCTCGATTCCGTCTGCGTACTCCATTCAGCAAACGTCTTCTCCAAGTTGCCGTATTCGGTGCCCGTGGGGTCGGCGTACTCACCCGCGTTCATCAGCGTTTCTTGTTTGATCGTGTCTACCGCCACGATCCGGCTGATAATGCGTAGGCTTTCTCCCGTTGCCGTATCAATATCAAGGCAGTTTCGGACGGCTTCCGCCCCGGCGGCCACGTTCTCGCCCATTTCGTGAGCGATATTGAGCCACGCTTGAAACTTCGGCTTGTCGGCGTACTGGGCATAACTGCGACGGGGAAGTTTGAGCACCGTACTCATACGATTTCCACCGTGATATTCGTTCGCAAAAACTGCGAAACCTGATTGAAAGCAATCGCCACCGTCGTGGTGCCGCCGTTCACCGTCATTTCCGAGACGTAGGAACCGGCATAAAGCCCGAGCACTTTATTTATGGGCGTGAAAAGCCGCGAATAAGGAACGCTTTGGCCAATATCAAATCCCGTCGTCATGAAGCCGATTCCGTCCGGAAGTAACTCGCCTTCGTAGTACTGCGCAATAGCGGTTCGAATGGCTTCTTGTAGGTCCGTCGCGTTCGGGCACGTTTTCGAAGGATCAGCGACTTTTACTTTTACGGTGATCGGGACGGCAATCGGGCGCGAAAACGTAATCACGTCATACGAATTCGGATATTTCTCACTCCAAACCGTTTTTTCCACTTTTGTCCCGGCGGCATGAAGCAAAACGCCTGGGTTCACTTTCTTGAAAATCGCGCGGGCGACTGTCTCGTCTTTGCCGCCGTCTACGATGATCGCGAGAGAGTGCGGCGGTAGCCCGTACGGATTGACCAACGCAACCACGTCGCTCGAATTCGTCTTGTTTTCGTAGACTTTAACCTTCCGCACTCCGTCAACGTCGAAAATTTCGCCATACAGCGAATCTCGTTGAGCCGAACCCGCACGGGCTACCGCGCGAGCAGACTTAATGCGGAAAACCGCATCCGATTCGGCATCCGTCCCCGTCATAGCAGCCGCGCGGTTCGTGACGGTCTGCCAGCCGCCGACAACGGTAACGATCTGGTTAATCTTGCCCGCAGCGACTTCGTTCGCGCCGTTGACGGTACAAGTGGCCGCCACGCTCCCAGTACCGTCAGTACCGAGCGTCAAGTTTTCGTCAGTCGTAAAAATAAGCCCTTCGGGCGTCTTTACTTGCGAACCTTCAGGGATGAGCGTACTCGCTACGCCCGTCATAAAAAGCGTGGCGGTTGTTGGCGTACCTTGCGAACGCGTCGCCCCGGTGAGTTTACGCAGTACGTCAAGGTCTCGCCCTGTCGCTTTGTTGGGGTCGCGGGCGTCATAGGCCTGCTTTACCAATTGATCGAGGGCGCCGAAGACTTCCGAATCATGGGCTAACTTAAGCCCATCAGGCGTTGCAGGATCAAGACTCCACTCCGCGTCTATCTTTTGATAGAGCGCCTTCTCTTCCTCAAAATACTCATTCTGAGTTTTTGTTTGAAAACCGTCTTTTGTCAACTCACCCATACTGCACCTCGGTTTCCCCATACTTTGTAAAAATCAAAGCGCTCACAGAGTATTTACGCGTCTGCAAGTCGTAATCCGTCGAAAATTTGAGGATCTTCAAAACTCCTTCAGTTTCAAGAATCCTCAGACGCAAGATGTTCTCCACTTCGGCGCCCGCATAGCCCTTCTGCAGGATCCCCGCAGTTCCATCGATCTTTTCAAACCACGGGACGCCTTCCGATATATCGCGGAAGTACTCACCCAAATACAATTTCAGGCGGTTTTTAACCGCCTGAGCAATGCATTCCTTTCCTTTTACCCACATTTCGCCGTGGGTAACTAAATCGCCGTCTGTTCCGAGTTTGTGCCCTATCACTTCGGAGCCCCCGTATCATGATCGCCGCACGGATGAACGTGTCCCTTGCCGCTGATGCCGCCGAATTTCACATCCGTCGAGCCGATGACGGTCTTGGCCGTCACAGTCGTTGACGTGGTGACGTTCCCCGCCGTATCAATCGTGACGCCATTAATCGTTACCGTACCGTCTTTGGAAATGCGGACATATCCCGCGCCGTTTGTTGCTTCAATGTCGCCACTCTCATGCAGCCACACGAACTGCTTGCCCGTTTTGTTGCGAATCTTCAACCCGTCGTTTTTGTGCGCCGATACGGCTTTCGGCAATGAACGAACACCGGGAAGAAAAAAGGCGTCGGCCATTGAGAACCGGCGCCCCGCCCGCGGGTTCGGCGCCACTCCGCCGGAATTCAGCCACCCGTCAATGCACTTCTGCGAAAAAACGATCAACCCTTCGCACCCAGCCTTTATCGCCACCTCGGCAACATATTCGCCACCATAGACAAACACCGGCACATCGCCGACGGGCGTTGGAACAATGGCGGCACCTCCGTTGTCGTTGCCTTGAATGCCGATCTGCACCTGCGCGAGCTGCGTTGCTGGATCGAAACTCAGCACGTGGCCAGGAAGGGCGGTAAAAACCCCTTTCATCTGCTCCCGGAACATTGTGCGAACAAAGTCCCAAAGGGCGGCGTGTTCGTTATCTGCCATTGAGCATTCCTTTGATATGGGTTTGCCACGGACTTCCCCAAGAGTCTCCCTCGTGGGTAAGTTCCATGATGCGGTAAACGCCGCTCAGGTCGCCGCCGTTCGTTGGCGGACGAAAATACATATTTCCGGTGTTGTAGGAGGCGTATTTGCTCTCCAGCTTCACTAAACCGCCCAAACGTAGGGACGGCGCAAGACACGACGTCATATCCACGAAAACGCCGACATTTTCGTCGGCCATTTCCGGAACGCCGATCAGTCCAGTTCGAAAGTTAAGCAGATACGCGTCCCCCTTTCGCGGCGAATCCTTTCGGTCGATGACGATCTTGTCTTGAACGAGACACCACGAAAATTTGAATTCTTCGGCCAAAGCATCCATGACGGCTTTTACGTCACCGCAAAGCGGGCGCATTCGCGCCAATGGCTGCACGTCGCTGAATTGTTCGTCCTGCTTTGAAATCGGCTTGTTCCACGCCTCTCCAACGGCCTGAATCAGCGTAAGCACTTCCGTACCTTTGCCGAAGCTTTTATTGATGACAGGCCGCAATTCTTGCCCCTGCGCGTCAAACTTCGGCATTTCACCCGAGCGGCAAATCAGCCGCGTGATGATGTTCGGGCCTTCGCGCTCCTTCAAGACGCTCATGATGCAGCCGGTAAAAATGCTGTCGATCTGTTCGTCGTACCCCGCTTTGAGCGTGATTTTGGCGCCCATTTTGATCTGCGTTTGGTTTGAGAGGTTGTAAATCGCCAAATCCAAAAGACCGAGGCAGTATGTGTAGGAGTTATTGCAACGGAACGTCACCCGAAAATCACGACCGCGGCTTTCGCTGCCGGTACCGTGCTTAATAAACGGCTTCCCGTCGATTTCTATCGCGAAACGTCTCATGGTTCTACCCAGATCAGGTGGTTCTCGACCCCAAGGTTATCCAGCGTCGGAACGGCGCCCGTCATAATTAACTTTCCGAGCCCCAATTGGTAAGGCGCCAAAAGGTCACACCCGCCCACCAACTTTAGCCCGGCCACCAATGTCTCCCCGTTTTCGGAGAGGTCGCAGTTCCAGTACGGGTCGTCCACATAGCTCATGAAATCCAACTTAAATGTAATTTCATGGGCGCCGAGCTGCGCATAAAACGACTGGTGCGCGTTCTCCGCTCCACCGTTGAGAGGAATTTCTTTCACAGCGCCTCCTATGCCATAACGGACGCCGCTTCGGTTTGTGACGCGGTTGAGGCGTCCTTCAGCGTTGCCCGTCCTTTGCTTACTTCTTTTGCGTTTCCTGCTTTAGACGGGTCGCCGTCCCGCAAATATCGATGATCCGGCTGGCCGTCACTCGTCAGTCGATCCAGCGAAATAAATTCGGTCAAATCGAGATCGAAGACGAGCGCGTTTTCGTTTTCAGGATTTCTCGTTCGGGTTATCTTTGTGATAATCATGTTCTTTAACGTGATATCCCCCGACACCACATCAAACGGCTTTTCCCCTTCAAGAATCTGAATAAACTGCGCTAAGGCGGCCTGAGCGCGGTTTTCTTTCTGCCCGGCCAAAGCGCCGGCGCTGATCCCCGCTGCTGCGGCCACAATCGGGTTTTCCGTCAGGTTCGACACCAAACCGCCGGCGAAGTCGAAGACACTCACCTTCAGCGGCGTGTTGGAAACAACGCCGCGGATCTGATATTTGATCGGTTGAATGATTCGGTGGTCGCTCACACTGGCGCCGGATTCGATCGGATAGGACGGCGTCTCCACCGACATTTCGAGCGATTCTTCCAACACCGCGTCCAGCGTGTAATTGGCAATACCGCCCTCGTCACGAGCGAAAATCTTCACCCCTTCTCTGCCGGTGATGTTTGTCGCGCGTGAAGTAATCGTGTCCCATACCGCCATAAATTTCCTCACATATCGGCGCCCGTCATTGCGCTGGCCGTTGCGTTATCGAGCAAATCCGCCCAGCATTTTTTCACCCGTCGGTCGATGGTCTCGCCGCCGATCTTTACCACGATGTTGTTATTGATCTGAGCAACGCCGGGCTTCCCGTTTACCGTCTTGGGCGCCGATGGAGCCGCCGGCGGTTTATCCGCACCGCTTACGCCTTCCGCTGGAGCCGATGCCGTTACTGCAGCACCCTCGTTCCGAACGGTGGAATAATCCGTTTCAGCGGCACCCTCGTCTGAGTTCCACAACCTCGACAACCACTTTTTGAAGGCATTAGCTGCTTCTCCAGGCTTCATATTGAGAACTTTCCCAATTTTCTCGCCAAAAAGCTTTTCAGGGTCAACATCCCACAGCGAAACGAGCACGCCTACCCACCCGGCCAAACGACTGATCGAAGTAACCGCACCCGCAGTTGCTGTTTTCATCAGGCCGAAGCTTGAGGCAAGTTTTGCCGCACCACCGACGATGCTCGCCGCCGTCAAAGCCGAAAGCCCTGCTGCGATGGAGGTGATGTTCTTGTCGAGATTTCCCGATGCCCAATCGGCTACCGAATCCAACGCCCCCTGGTTAGCTTTGATCCAGTCGTTTGTCTTGTCGATAAGCTGATTCAGTCCGGAAAGCAGACCCGTGCTGATCTTGTCGGAATAGCGCCCGACCCGGGTTTCCAGCTCGGTCAACCCTGCCTGCCAATCGATTGAAGCCTTTTGCGCCTTCTCAGTAACAGGGCGGATTTCGGCGAATTCTTTGCGCAGGGCTTCAAGGCGCTCCCTCCCTTTCGTCAAAACATCCAGCATCGCGGGCGAAAGTCCCAATGCTGCAGCGACGTTCGTCTTTTGCCGCTTATTGAGGACGCCCATTTGTTCCGATAGCCGAAGAAGCATCTCAGTGGCATCTTTGGCTCGGATTAGCGGGTCAATGGAAACACCAGCCTTTGCCAAATCCTGAAAGACGCCGATTTTTCCGACGTCCATCCCGGCCTTTGCCTGATTGAATCCAACCAGCAAACCGTTTAATTCTCCGATGTCCGCCCCGAAGTGCTGCACCACCGTCTGCATCGATGACAGTTTCGTGGCGGAAATTCCGAGGTAATCCCCCAGCTGTCGAGCCTGGTTGACTTGTTTGGCAAAGTCAAACGTCAGGCCCTTGAAGCTGAAGGCCATTCCAAGCGCGGCGCCCGCCTGCAGCACGGTGGACTTGAAGTTCCCGATCTGCTGCGTTGCGGTCTTCATACCGTGGTCGAAGTCCGATGTATCGAAACCAAGGCCGATAACAAAATCTGTAATTTTCATGCTTATCCCTGATTTCTCACCGCCTGCTCGTAACGCGTTCGCATGAGCCAAATGGTTTGATTGAACCGCTCAACGTCGGCGAGCGTGTAAGTCCCGTCCGTCAGTTCCGCCCATCGGCATAACGGCGGACAGATACCCGGCTCGCCGATGCACGGCGCCATCAGGTACCAGTTGACGGCTGTGGGCTTTCCTCCGCCTTCTCCGCCCCGGAAAGCGGCTTTAGGTCGGAGGACAACTGCTCGAAAAAATCGGCAAGGTTCCACGTCAGAAGTTCGGCAAGCAGCGTATTCCACTGCACCATGTGCCCCTGATAGTCCCGCGCCGATACCCGCACCTCAGAGTTTTGGCCGCCAACAATCAAAAAGGCGCGTTCGGTGAGAATGTCAACGATTCGCGCCTTTTCTTCGGGCTTGAAAGTCATCAGCCGCAGAGCAATCTGCTTTGTATTGACTTCCACGCCACCTTGAGCGGCAATGGCAAAACTTTGAAAAATCGGCTGGGCAACGAGTGAAAGCAACTCATCCTGCCGCACCGCCGACGCCATAGCGGCGCAAACCGTATGGGCGCCGATCGTCCACGTTTTCGTCGTACCCATCAGATTTCACCCCCGCGCAAAGATTTCCAGGTATTGAATTCGATAACAAACACGTCGTCGGAAATCTGAGTATGACCGACACGGGTCAACCCCTGCTCCTGCGTCAAAATGCCCTCAGTACCAATAGCACCGTCCGTTGCGCCGATCTGCGTTCGAGTGAGTGTTACCGTTGCGCCGGATTGAAAAAGCCCGTGCAAGAATGCCGAATCCGCCGAACCGGGACGCAGATTGAGCGTCGCTCGGCGCCCAGGGTTACTGCGTTCGAGCACCACGGCGTTTCCACCAAGACCGCGCAAGAGGTTCCGCTTGTTATCAATCGGTTCATCGGAATACGCCGGGTCGGCCATGCCCCAGTCGGCAATAGATCGTCCGTTAACGGTCACCACCGTGTTTTCAATGGTAAAAGCTTTTGTTAATGCCATTTATTCCACCTTAGTAAACATCCACGGTAATGTCTACCGCATGAATCGCCCCTGCGCGGAAGATGCGCACATTGACAGGCGCACACCTGCGGGCGTTTCGATCTGAATCGGAGAGTTTCAGAATATCCTCGGGTTTGCTGAGGATTTCGTAACCGTTCGTCGTTTTTTCCTGAGCATCATCGGGATCCGTGTATGTGCGTTCCCCGAGGAAACCGTTTGCAATGTACTGTTCGCCAACGGCCTTAGCGGCGGCCAAAACCATAGCCTGCCCCCGCGGCGTCTGCGGCAATTTGGACGGTTGTTTGGCTACCATGTTGTAGCACCCCACGGCCAGCGCATTAGTGAACGCGTCCAAATTCACGACGTCGTCGATCCACTCACCGTAAGCCGAGTGCGTCTTCGAGTTCTTCCACCGTCCATTATCGTTGGATCCCTGAAGGTCGATGACGGTATAGAAACAGGCGTTCTTGGTGCCTTTCTCCATTGCCGTGTATTCGCTGTTCTTCAGCGTTTCTGCGGCCAAACCCGGCGATTTCTTGTAATCGCCCGTAATAGTGGAATCCGTTGCAGAGTAATTCACCTTGGCGAAGTGCTTCGCCAAATAGATACCGCTGTAGGCGTCCGTCTCATGCACTGCCGTGAAGCAATGACGGTACCCGAGCGTCGTCAACGCCGAAGCAATATCCGTGTCGATCGTTTCGTTGCGGATGTTGGTCGCCGATTCACCGGTCTGGCAGTTGACGAACATAGAGGAATTCGTCTCACACCACGCGGCAATCTGCTTAACGTCCGTCGCGGATTCATAGGTCGGCTTTGTGGCAAACGTCCAGTACCACCACGTCTGATTTCGCGCCTTATCAAGCGTGACGGCCCACGACGAATCATCAGGGCTGCGCACGTAAACCATCAGCTGGTCGATATGCGGGGTGCCGCCCAACCAAGCCGACGCCGCTTCATAGGCTTCAGGATAATTGCCGCCTTCATCCACACGCAAGACTTCGACAAGTTCGGTCATGTCGCCGAACGTCCGGTAAGTATCTACCGGAAAAGTCTTCTGCGCTTCATCCGACAAATCCGACTGCGGAATAAAAAGCATAGCCGAGCTGAAATCTGCCGTGCTCAATCCCGCGCTCGAGATGCGGACATTGATATCAATAATTTTTGTCGCCGGATAGGCCATGTTTAACTCCTAGTCTCGGAAAGGATTCGTCCTTCCGTGTCTTCGACCGTAATTCCGTTAAGCTGTTCGATGGTGTTCGCTTCATCGGTAACGCGCTGCGTCCCGACGATCCGAAAGGTGATGGCCGCCCGCTGTTCGTAGGCGCTTGACTGTTCCGCCGTCAGGTTTTGCACCGGATCGCTGTCGCACCACCCACACCCTGCGGAAAAAAGCAGGTAATGGATCGACGGGAGACGGGCGCAGTAAACAAGGCGCCCTGCAGTTGCCACCGCCCCCGGACACCGCCAAAAGTTGACCGTTACCGTGTAAATCACGGGGGTAACGAGCGTCGTACGAATCCGCTGTTCGTCCTTCAGGTATTCCCGTTCGATATGCCCCGGCGCGGTTTCCTGTATGGAATTAACTACCACCGTGGCATACGGACCGCCTGGCGCTATCGCCGTTTGGTACCCAAACAAAACAGTCTTAACGCCGGTCGCTTTCGTCACCAACGGTCCCAAAACCGCCGAAAAAAGCTCCCGTTCATTCATTCGTTGTCTCGCTTTGCTACCGTCACGCGGCAATAGGCACTGCGGGCGCGGTAATCCACCTCAATAACACGCCACCGGGCGCCGAGAAATTCAAAACGGCCCTCCAAGTTCTGAAGGGCCGCCATATTTCCCGTATTGATGTAGATCTTCCGAAAATCCCGAATACGGTCGAGGCCTACGCCAAGCGCCTGTATTTCCTTCGGGCGCAACGGCTGCACCGTCGTTTCCGAAAAGGTAATCGGCGCTCCGTCCGTCACTACGGCAAACCCTTTCTCGAATGTCGTCGTCTCCGGAATGAAGACGACGCTCAACTGAGAATCAAAGCCGCCAGAAAGCAGGCCCGTCATAGAAAGCGGGTTGTTGCTCATTTCTTCGTCCTTTGCCACGTGATTGATTGACGCATCTGGCCAGTATCAATCAGCGGATGGCTCGAACCCTTTCGGGCAATTGTTCGGGGAGAATTCGGCGGCGGAATGAAGACGTCGGCGATGTATTGCTGCACCTTCCCCGCTGCCATAGCGCCCATAGCATCAACAGCCTGAGATACCGAGCCGCCCTTTGCGAGCACCTCTTTTGCGGCGCCCGCCACAATGGCCTTGTTTTTCACAATGGCAACATCGAGAAATGGTCGCGCAGGAACCTTTTCGGTTCCAAAGTGGTTCCACGCGGCCACCTCAGCGTTTGACGGCACAACATCCGACGCTTTCTTCCCGTGAACCTTGGCGTCTTCCTTGCGTTGGCGGACATCTTTCACATTGGCGTGAATCCCCACGGTGCACCAACTGCCCCGTGCGAACTTTCGCGCCTGCTTCACCATTTCCGCCATCTGAAGTTGGACGTTTGCCATCTTCATCGTCATGCCGGCCATCACGCCACCCGTGGTACCGACGAGCAACGACGTCGCAGTGTCATGAATTGCACGCCGTAGACCGTCGTTGAAATAGCGTCATCAATCGTCGACTCCATTGCCGTAATACGGTAAGAAACAGCCTCGTCGCCTACCGACTTGCTGGCAATGTTCAAACGCGCGGATGCCTCGACATTCGTCGGGTCGTTGGCGCTGTTTCCGAAGAAATACGCCAACAAGTGCGCCGTGTAAAAGTACATCCCGCGCTTTTTCAAATTGTGGTCGTCATCGATGTTGAACTTGCCCCAGCAACGTCCGCCGGTAATACAGTCGGCTTCAATCATTTGCTGCCGAATAATCTCGGTTGGCCAATTGTTACGATCGGAAAACGGAGGGAAGAAGCGACGGAAGTCGCAGATGATGTCTTCAGAAATTTCCATTTCTTTCGCCCATAAAAAAAGGCGCCCTCGGCGCCCCCACACAACAAACAACTTCCGTCACAACTCTTTCGCTACTTTTCCTCGATGTAGACCATCGCGTTAGGGTAGCGAACTTCCGTACCGCTGCACTTGAATTCCATCGGCGTGATGACCTTCAAGTCCCGAGCCTGCGGCGCAAGGAATCGCGGCGCAATCGGCATATAGGCGCTCATGTTGAGCGGGTTGCGGTCGTAAATCACCATGCGGCTCTTGCCGGTGGTGCTCACCTTGTTAGCCTTCAATTCGGAGCCGCTCAACTGAGCAAGCGGACGAACATCCACCGTGCCGCCGCCCGCCGTCAGCCCCTTAACCACGTTATGTTCCTTGAAGTAGTCCAGCAACGTGGTTTCGTTGTACTGACTCAAACGGGTCTTGGCGAGTTTGGTGTAGCGGGCGCTGTCAATAAGGAGCGTGTTCGGAACATAGGTCTGCATCGAATCGATCCAAACCTTTTCGAGTCCCTTGTTAAGGTCTTCAATGATGTCATCCGCCGTCGTTTCCGCCGCATTCCAATCCAGCTGAGACTTTTCGGTGCGCACGTTCGGATTGTTGAAAAGCCCGTACATTCCTCGGGACTTATCGCCATAAAGGACGACGTGCTGCATCATTTCGTCCGCCGCACGGGCGCAAAGCTGCGCCTGCTGCGCGTTCAAATCCTGACCCACCATAGAGCAGGCGCGGAGTTCGTTCAGCGTGTATTCCATCGCCACGCCGGCATAGCCGAGCGGAACGGAATGGAGCTGGCGAAGAATGCCCACGGACGGCAAGTCGTTACTTCCGCTGCCGATCCAGTCAGCCTTTGCCATACCGTCAAAGCTGAAGTAATTCACCGTGAGGGCGGCTTCATTGACCGTCGTGTCAATCGGCACCAACTCCTTGTAGACGATCTTGGCGTACGGAACTTCGTAAGCCTTCGCCTCCAACGACGCCAACTGCGAAAGCATGAAGGCGATGCCCGAATCAGCGTCGCGCATACGCAAATCAAACTTGCGCACCCCCGCGACAAGACCGAAGCGTTCAGCCATCGCGTCGGTAATCGTTAAAGAATCTTTGAAATTAAACTTCATTTATCAACCCCCAATCTTGAGAGAAATCACCGACAGGCCGTCCTTAGCGGCGTCCTTGCGCCACACAGCGCCGTCAACCTTCACAGCCGCCGTTGTTTCGCTTCCCGCAGACTTAACAAACTTGCCGAGAACATCGGTACCCTTACCGACATAGACAGGATCCCCAGCTTGAACTTCTTCACCCGCAACGACATAGATTTCGCCCAACGTAAGGACAGTGCCCGTGCGAGTCGGCGGCAGGCCGAATTCAGCGCCGGGCGCCGTGTCGAACGAGTAGTCACGGATGAGAATCCCGAGAATTTCGGTATCGGATGCGCCGAACGGCTTGCAGCCGCGGGCGCCGTCGCGGACAACAGGCGTGCCGTAAGGAATGACGGCGTCGGTCTTGTTCTGCGCCGTAATGCGATTGGAAATCGCCAACGGCGACGCAATCTGCCCGGCGTACCCTTCCTCGTGATAGAGGCGTACGTTCTGAGTAATAGCCATTTAAAGCTCCTTGATTACTTTTTGAGATTGAGACCCGTCTTCCACGCGTCCCCGATCTTTTTGCGGTTCTCTTCGGCGGCGTCTTCGTCCTTGTCCTTGTCTTCGTCCTTGTCGGCGTCATTGACTTTGTTCGCAACGGCGTCGGCCACCTTCGTCTTGGAAGACTTGGCTGCGCTCTTGTCTGCGTCAGCCACCATGCAGTCGAAATAGGCCTTGACGTAGTCTTCGGACTTGTCAGCGAGATCGATCTTTACGCCGGACGCCTTAATGGCTTCGCGCATGATTTCGTCGGAAAGAAGCGAATCACAGACGAACTTTTCGCCGCCGATCGTCTTCGCCTTTTCGCGAAGTTCCATCGCGTCTTTAAACAACTGATGGATCTGGGCGTCAGACGGAATCTTTTCCTTCGTGTCTTTCAACTGCTTCTGCAAATCTGCGATCTTCGCGTCCTTTTCAGCCGAAGCCTTGTCGAGCACCGCCACCTTGCTTTCTGCGTCTTTCACCTTTGCGGTCATTGAGGCGATTTCGTTTTTGACCGCGTTTGCCAATGCCTCATCGTTGAGAGCGATCGTGACCGCCCCAATGTTCACGTCCATGAGTTTTCCTCCGTTTGGATCGTTGTCAGCAATTCGGGCACCGCCTGCGCGGCCCCGTCCCACAATCGCCACGTGGTTGAGCTTGATGCTCTTCACAATGGCGTCGTATTTCGTTCCGTCCGGCGCTACGCCGGGCTTAAAATCCAAGTCGGCGTCATAGCCGGCGGAGATTTCGACCTTGCCCGCTTCCACAGCTTTGATCGTCGCGGCATCCTTGATAAGCAGGTCACACATGACGTACTCGGGCGCCGATGGATCCCGTGTTCCCTTGCTGATGACCGTTCCCTTCGAAAGGCGCGAGAAGTTCTCGGCGCCCACGTTTTCTTTTGGGTGATCGTTGGTAATGTCAGCGTTGAGGTAGTCAGCCAACGCACTGTCGGCAAACACCACCTCCGGCGGGCGGTAAATATTGAAAAGCTTGAAAGCCTTGTCGCCTTTCAGCCCCAGCTCCAGTCCGTAGTAGCGTTGGATGCCGCTGCGGGCGACGCGGGCGTGACATTTGAGGTAGCCCTTGTCGTCGTAGGTGCGGGTGGAGTGAACGGCATAGGAGCCGCGGTCAAGCATTCCGCAATCAAATAAATTCATGAAAAACCCTTCTTTCTTTGATATTCATCAACCTCAGACGAAAGAACAGGTATTGCGACGCATCGACAGTTGCTTACGGCTATATGATTAGCAACGAAAAGTCCGTTTTCCATCGTGAGGTCGTAAACAAAATGTCCTTTACTTACCCCAAAGCGCTTTACCTTCAGGCGCTTGAATTGATGCGTCAGGGGCAAACACTCACCGCCGCGAGTAAGGCGGTCGGCATCTACCCCGACAACGTGAGCAAACGTCTCCGCGGATGGGGCTATGAGATTCCCCGCGCCAAAATCAAGGCGCACAATCGACAAGACTTTCCGCTTGAAGAAATCAAAGCGTTGCTGGATCGAAAGTTCAGCGTTAAAGCCATCGCCAAACACTTCCAAACATCGCGCAACGTCATTACTCGGATACTTAACGAGGCCGGCATACAGCAACCCAACCGTAGCGAGGCCATGTTCATCCGAATGAGCAAAACAACGCGCCAAGAACGCGAGGAATTGACCCGCGCGGCGCACGATGCCGTCCGGGGCAAGAGTCAGCCCTTGGAGAACCGTGAACACATTGCCGACAGTCGTTACATGAGACGAACGGCTTATTTCTTCGGCTACGGTGAGAAGGAGCTCCAGCGCGTCCTTGCGGAACGCGGCATCGCTACCTTGAGTCAGTTCCCAGTCGATATTTACAACATCGATCTTTTCTCCCGCCCGAATATCGCCATCGAACTCTCTTCCCACACTACGGCACGTTTCAAAACGCCCGAACAAGTGAAGCGAATCAAAAAGCTCGCTGAACTTCAGATCAAAACACTTGCCATCAGCCTTCAGTCCGTTGATGCCTTGCTGGGGAACATTGACGAGATAGTCGCCCTCCTTGAGCAAATACGCCGGGACAAAGCCCCTGTCCGTAAGTACTGGGTGGTTAGGTGTACACAGGAGCGTTTCGCCCGAATCCGTGATGAGTTCGGTCGTTTCGCCTGTGTACCAATAGCGCCACGCTTTGCGTGCTCCATAAAAGAAATTAACCTTGACTGACCCCGGGAAACACCGAATCGGCATCCCCGGCGCCACCTTCTCCCCGTCCACCACGGGGAGATCATCCCAGCGATAAACCCCACGTCCGTAGGGCGTCATGGCGTTACCCGCGTGAACGTGGGACGGGCGGACGCGTTCGTCGTTTGACGTGCTCCAGCGGAAGTACTTGAACCCCGCGGCTTCCTGTCGCGCACGGTTGACCGCGCTTTGCACTTTGGCCGTTTGATCTCGGGCAATGAGCGCCGCCCGGCTTCGCGTCACGCCGTAGGACTGAATTGCGTCGACGATCTGTTTCGACCGAACGCCCTGCATCATGTTTTGAAACACGATGTCCGCCACCGCGTTCAAGTGTTGGGACGCTATGGACTTGATGAGCTGCACGTTTTGCTGCGTTGCCATCTGCAACACGCGCCGCAATGTCTCATCCTGATAAATGTTGAGGGCAAAGTTTCGGTCGTTGAAAAGCGCAATCTGCCGTACAAAGGTCGAGGCATACTGCGCCGCCAACGTGTCAAATACGGGAGAGTTCCACGCCGTCCGAATTCTGGCGAGCAATTCATTGACGTCCACCTGCGCCGCATCCATGACGCCTTTGGGCGCCGGAAGATTCGGCACCACCTGCTCTATGACGTCACTGCTTATCCTTTTCAGGATCCCCAGCAGGTTTTTCAGGTACGCCACCTCCGGTGCTTTCGGCGCCCGCTTCGCCAGTCTTTTCTGTACCGTCTTCAGCGGGATTTTCGTAGAGTTGCTCCAGGGGGAGCTGCTTTTCGATGTTTTCAAGTTCATCTATCCGCTCCTCGTCGAACGTGTACTTTTCCGCCGCCTGCAAATTGCGCTGCACCTGCGAGACCGTGATAACGCCGGCGTCGAGATACGCCATGTCGGCGTCCGCCTGCGTTTTGTTAGCCGTTGCTAAATCCATCGGACTCGGCGTAGAAAGCGGTTTCCATTCGTAGTTGAAGTCGTCGGGGAATCCCCCCGTCGCCGAACGAACAAGCACCTCGTCCAACTTGCGAAGGGCGGGGTCGAGGACGTCGTTCTGCAGAGAGCGGAGGTAGTCGTTGTAGTTTCGAAGGTCGCTGTCGCCGGTTGCGTTAAGACCCCCGGGCGACATTCCGAAGAGTTTTGTCATCGGCGTATGGCACGCGCCGGCGATCATCTGCATCTGCTTTTCGAGCAGGGTATCGATGCCCGTATAAGTGACGTTTTTGCGCTCGAAGTCTTCCGAGTCATCTAAAAGCGCCAAATGGACGACGGACTTCATCAGCCGAAACGTCTCGAACCGTTTCTGAATTGCCTGATCTTGGTCGGTGGAAAAGTCCGAGGCCAGCCCCTGCCGCTTAATAACGTCGACATTGAATTCCTGCAACGATTCGCCGACGCCGCCAATAGCCGACAAGAGGTCTTCAATCGGCTCCAGTGCCACGCGAAGGGTCGAGTCGCCCCACCCTTGGTTCATGTAGCGAAGACGCGGCGGCAACGTTTCTCCAGTAAAGCGCACAATGTGCGAAGGATGCACTCGCGTGTTCTTCGCGTTACCGATCAAGTACTCCGTCGGCATCATGAAGTCTGGCGACTCCACGTCCAAAACCCGAATGCCGATGCCGCTTAACCAATAGCGGTCGAGCACCAAGAGGTTTTTCAGGCTCCCTTTTCCCAGACGATCAAGATTCAACGGGCGCGACAAATCCTGATCGGTAATCATGACAATCGCGGCGCCCCCGTAAAGACGCGCCCAGCGATAGCAATCGCGGACAGCATTTACAAGGCCGACGCGGTCTTCTTCGATTCGGATTTTGTCGGCGTCATCGCACTTGATCTCGCGCCATTCGCGGGTAATGTCCGCCGGGATGGTGTTGATGATGTTCTTCGCGAGCCACGATGACTGATAGGCGGCTTCGTACTCCAGCCAATTAGTTACAAGGCCGTCGAACCGCCAATGCCCGTGGCTTCGCTTACTCTGCATCGTCCCAAGGCCGGTGGCAAAGTTGACAAGGCCGTCCGCGACACGGGCGCCGAGGCGCGTGTCTCTCGTTTTTGTCTTCTTTTTCATTTGCTACAACATTTCAGAGTAAGGGATGACCTTCGGGTCAAGCATTTGACTGATGGCGTCACACATCGGGTCGATCTGGTCGTCATGCAGGTGTGTGTCGTCTTTTGTAAACGCCTCGCATTCCGCAATGAAATCGTTCACAAACGGTGCCCCATCCGGCAGGTAGACGTAACCCGCCTGAATGAAGCCCTGCACGTCCATAACGCGTTCAAGCTTCGACCGCGAGCGTTCAATCGGCTGCACCGGAATCCGTGGACGTCCGGCGCCCCCGCGCGTAATGCGCTGAATGAGTTCCGTCCCCGACGACTTGTCTTCAACAAAAAGCCGACGCAACGGGCTTCGTCGGTCGGCTTTCTGTTTTGCCCAAAAATCGGGGATCCTTCGTTCGAGTTCCCAGGCCTCGAATTTGTCGCGGAACATATCAAGGAGGTAAAGGTTGTTGTCCTCTCCAAGCCCCCAGCATTCCGCTACCTGGTAGTCGTTCGACTCTTTCTCCTTTTGCGCGGTATCAACGAACACGGCACGCCACTTCATCTTCGGCGCCACCGTGTAGCGTTTAAACCACGCACCCTTCAGAATGCCGCCGCCCAACGGCGTAGGCCGTTGCTGGTATTGCCCTGCGAAGACGTAGGAATTCTTGGAGGCCATCGCCTTCAAGCGTTCCAACGTGTGCTTTTCTGGCCACAGGGCGCGTTCGTGATCCGTCCCTTCGTCGAGAATCGCCGGAAGAATCAGCTGCTCGAAGTGGTACTCCTCGTCCTTGAGAAGCATCCCGCAGAAATCTTCCTCGTGGATTCGCTGCATGATGACGATGCAAGGCGTCCGCGGGGAATTGAAACGGGACTTGATAACCGCGTCCCATCGGCGATTAATGTTTTCGCGAAGTGTCTCGGAATGCGCGTCGGTAGGCTTCAGCGGATCATCAATGAGTATGCAACCGCAAAAGCCGCGCCCGTCTTCGAAATCGTCAACCTTACCGGCGCCGTACCCCGTCACCTGTCCGCCTGCGGCCCGGGCAAGAAAAACGCCGCTCTCCGTGGTTTTCCACGCGTTGGCGGCGTCTTTGCAAAGTCCGATAGGCCACAGTTGTTGGAATTTCTGTGACTTAATGAGGTCGCGGATGGCGTTCGAGTTATCCAGCGCCAACGCCTCCGAGTAGGACAAGTGGATGAATTCACACGACGGGTTTTTCATGAAGCACCACGCCGTGAACATTTTCACCACCAGCTCCGTCTTGGAGTATCGCGGCGGCATATTGATGATTAGGTGCGTCGTCTCCCCGTTGAAAACCCTCATCAGGGCTTTGGTGATTTCGTGGTGATGCCACGAAAAGCGGAATTTCGCTCCATGCTGCAGGGAGAAGAAATACCGGACAAAAAACTCAAAATCCTCCTCGCAGCGCTGTTTGATTCGAGACAGCAGCTGTTTGTCGGTTATCTTCATGCGTTGTGCCAAAGCAATAAAGCGGCGTCAGAATTCCTCGTCCAACACCTTGTCCACAATGGCCTTCTGGCGTTCCGTCAACTCTTCGGACGCCTCAACCTGAATCGGCGCTCCATCGGCGCCCGTCATTTCCTGTCGGCTCGTTTCCTTCCAGCCGCATCGCGACTTGAGGTAGAAAATCGTCGCGGCAATGTTCCCGGCCTTGATATGCTCCATCAGCTTCCCGCCGACGAACACATTGGCCTTGGCCTTCCCTCTTTTTATAGCCTCGCCAAATTGGACAAATTGAGCCTTCCGGCGAACTAGCGTTCGGTAGGAAATCCCCAAGGCCTGCGCGATCTCTTCTTCGTTGTCGCAGACCTGCGCGTATTGCTCGACCTTGGCAAGATCGATCTCAATTTTCTTGCCGGCCATAATGTTTTCTCTCAAAAATATTTGCCGAAGAGTGCGGGGCAGTTCCGCGTTTCGCCGAGTTATTGATACGCCTCAAAGGGTAAAAACTCCGCGGTCGCTGGGTCACCTCTTCGGCAAAATTCAGTGCTGCAGAGAATTGAAAGTCGCCCCTGTTTCTTCGAGGGTCGCTTCTTTCCCTGTCATTTCCTGCCAACGCTTGACGATCACATCCACGTACCGCGGATCCAATTCCATCAAACGAGCAACTCGTCCAGTCTCTTCCGATGCGATCAGAGTCGTTCCGGAACCGCCAAAGCTATCGAAAACCACGTCTCCTTTCTTGGAGCTGTTTTCAATGAGATACCGGAAAAGCTCCACTGGTTTCATTGTCGGATGGACACCGTTTCGCGTCGGCTTATCGAATTCGAGCACCGTCGACTGAGATCGGTCTGAATACCACTTATGCGCCGCCCCTTCTTTCCAGCCATACAGGCAAGGCTCGTGGCGCCACTGGTAGTCCTGACGCCCCATCACAAACATATTTTTCGCCCAAATGAGGCACTCGCGAATAGGCCAGCCAACGTCTCGACAAGCACCGCGGAAATTGAATCCCTCGCTGTCTGCGTGCCAAATGTAGAAGACCGCCCCCGGCTTCATGACCGTATCGGCCATAGAAAACGCATCAACGAGGAACTGACGGAACTGCCCGTCTTCCATATTGTCGTTTTGAATGGTGAGTGCATCTTTGGTGCCACCCTCGTAGGCGACGTTATACGGCGGGTCGGTCAGGTACAGCGAAACAGTCGGAGGACCCCCCCCCGTGCTCCCGAATAACTTTGAAATATCATCAGCCGAGCAAGAATCCCCGCACATCACCCGATGGGCGCCGAGGATCCACACATCACCGCGTTTAGACACCGGGTCTTCCTGCGGCTCCGGTGCTTCATCCTCGTCACCGTCGGCGGATTCCGTCGGGGTTGCAAGCAATTCGTCAAGCTCCTCATCCGAAAATCCCGTCAGTTCGAGATCAACCCCCGCATCCTTCAAGTCACCCAATTCAAGGGCCAACATTTCGTTATCCCACCCGGCGTCAAGCGCAAGGCGGTTATCCGCGAGAATGTAGGCTCGTTTCTGCGTTTCGGTGAGATTTTTCAGCTCAATACACGGGACTTCGGTAAGCCCGAGTTTTCGCGCCGCCAACGTCCGCCCATGCCCGGCAACGATACCGTTTTCGCCATCAATGATGATCGGGTTTGTCCAGCCGAATTCTTTAATCGATGAGGCAATACGTGCCACCTGTTCGTCGGAATGCGTACGGGCGTTTCGAGCATACGGGATCAGGTCTTCGACCTTACGGTACGTAACTTCGAGTTTGTCGGGCATGGCGAAAACTCCGGAGAATAAAAAACCCGGCTTGCAAGGCCGGGCCAAAAACACAGCACTTCGTAAGTAAGGTGCGGTGCTAAGGTAGACAATAAAAAAAGCGCTCACCGTGGAGCGCTCTTAAGAAATTTTTACTCGTTAATTTTCAGGTCTTTGAACCTTTTAGAAATTTCCACAGATTCCCGTGCTGTTTCTATGGCGCGTATCTTCGCATCAGTCCAAAAATCCTTATAGCAGGGCACCGACTTTGATTCCAGGCACCGCGCTTTTTCCTCTTTCGTCATGAATGACGCCTTTTGTACGGCGCCCCTGACATACATCCGCGTTTGAAACGCTTCAAATCGGCGCCCAGCGTTCACGGATTCGATCGCATAGGCATAAGCCTCCTGCCGAACCTTCTTCAGGTTAAGAAACCGGCAATCTTTGGTGATTGCCGACTGCTTATATCGGTACAAGCCGCGGCAATTCAAAACCACGGGGATGTTTTCAGGCAATGCCTGCAGCGCCTTCAGGTTTTCATCCTTACGAATTACGCCAAAGACGAACCCGATGTTTTGCCCCTGAAAGTCCCCGTCCAAATAAAACTGGTGGAACCCGGGATCGTAAAAAACCGTCTGGTCAACTCCCTGAGAAGTTCCGAGCACCAAAATCCGGCTATTCCCAAGCCGTTCCTTTTGTTTGTAGAAATCGGTCTGAACCCAATAAGACAGGCCTCCAGCCGTCGTTTGCTCCATGCCTTTCTTATCAGCATAAAACCATTGAAACGGCTGCACGCCTTGACCTACCGTTTCCGGCGTGAGTTCCGAACCAACCACGACGTCACGCAGTAATCGCTCCTCCACCGCATCTAATTTTGCGGCGTGAACCCCAGCGGCTACCAACGCAAGCAATGCGGCAATAATCGTCCGTTTCATGCTTCCTCTCCAAACTGTGACGATGAGGAAAGAATATCACGGCGCCCGCTAAAATTACAATTTTTCACACCATCGCGAGGAAGTCATGACAGTTGGCGAATGGATTTTTCTAGGCGGGGTCATCTTAGTCTTCTCGTGGCCGTTCTTTAAAGGCCTAACCGAAGGACTCCGTGGGTATAAAACTCAAAGCAAGCGAAACAGAAAAACTTTCGATCAAAACCTCATCAGGCGAGAAAGTTATCAGAAAGCCGCAAACCTAACCCTAAAAATGGTTTCCGGTCTTTCCGAGGAGCAAAAATCGCAAATTTTGGATTTCTACACGGGCACAAGTGAAGACACCTGTAGCCGTTCCCCGGGGATTGCCGGATTGATCGAAATCATCGGCGACGCACCTTTCCGTTGGGCTGAGTGGGATTATTGGCACCCCATCTGCGTCCAAAATCGCGTGATGTCCAACGGAATGCGACTTTATTGCGCTCCATATTCCGCACGGCAAAGAAAACCACCGCTCAAGGCTTCCGAAGTTTCACCTTCCGAAATCCTGCAATTATTCGATTACACAATTTTTTGTCGAGCCAATGTCCTTGCAGACATTCAGCGAAACAAATTTCTTAAACATTCTTCCTTGATTGTTTACGATTTTGCATTCGATCGAAGAATGGCTGATATGGCCGAAAATAAAAGCAATCCGTGGAAATACAACATCGAACCGAAGTTTCCCGGCGGTTTAGCTTCTGCTCGAATGACGTCGTAACGAAAAAGCCCCAGCGACTGAGGAGATCACTGGGGCTCGTTGTGTATTTCGTCCGAGCATGACGAGGGAGCCAATCGGCTCCCCTGCTAACTCGGCTGATCACACAGCTTCAAATTTGATAACCGATTTGTATCAGATTTCTCCAGTTTTGTCAATGGCCGCCGTATCAATTTTCATGCGTTCCGCGATATTTCGTATTGAGCAAAGCGCCGCTCTCATTCGGCGCCCGACTTCACGCATAGGAATCTTTAAAAACCGCGCTAAGTAGTACGGGTCGTTAAACTTCCCGAAGTACCAACACAGAAGAATGTTTTTGTTCTGCAACACAAAGCCCCGGCTTCGCCACGCCCTGTCAATCAACCAGGCGTCGCGTATCTGTGCCTGTGTAAGCGGAGGCAAAGGTTCCGGGTCTTCGGGATTTTTTTCAGGAACGTGGCCGCCAAATTGAATCATGGCACGGTAGAGCGGGGTTTCCGTTGTTCTCGGACGGTCTTTCGTCACCCGAGCCCAAATCTTGCAGCGTTCGTCAATGTCTGCCAATTCACGAGGGATGATTTCACAGTTTCTCATTTTGCCGTTCCCTGATCGTCTTCCGTATAAACAATGATTTTTGTTGAGTTGCCAAATTCGTAGCTGTAGAGCTTCTCAGCGCTGATGCGAGAAACCAAAGCGTCGTCAGCGAATACCACCCCGTTCATGCCGTCGAGCACCGCTTTCTTAAGGTTGTCAATATCCGGCTTTGTCGTCTTCGGCACCGTGATTTTTTCGACAACTTCCTGCTTGCGCCTTTTCGTCCAAGACTGCGGCGGCGTGTAGTAGAAATAAGCCAACACCGACACGGCACTCGATTCGATCCGGCGTACCCCGGCGTCTGCCATAGCTTGCCGAGCCATAAGTGCGATCTGTTTTTCGAATGCCTGAGTTTTCGCCGGCGTGTACGTCCTCCCGGACCGAGTGAACCGCGGGCGGGCTTTCGGAACAGCCACCCCGGGCGCCGTGAATTCGATTCTCATCGTTTCAACTCCCGAGCCTTGCGATTCTTTTCCATGACACCGTCATACATCCCGCGGTCGAACGCTGCTTTTTCGTCCTTCGACATACGGTTGATACTGGCGTCGAACTGAGACGAACTGAAGCCCCTAACGGCACAGTCATAGCCCTGACGATAGGCAATCTGTACCTTCGTTTCCTTGTCGGTCATTTCGAATCCTTTTTCGGACGGAGTTCCTGCAGCCATTCCCTGGCGAGCGTTGTCAATTCGCTGGGAAGTTCCTGCACGGCCTCCGAATTGACGATCGCAGGAAGAACGATCATCGCGGCGGCCTGCTTCGCGTTCGGAATGAACGAGTTACACATCGCCGTAATAACTAACACCAGCAACGCCACCCTTCCCACTCTTTTTACCAGCGCTACTTCGCTTCCACCAATCGGCGGAATAATCATGAAGGAGACCCATAGAAGAGCAAAACAACATGCAATACACACCAGCGTCAGCAAGATGCTGATCTCATCGAGCCGCGTCACCCAATAAATATCCCAAGCACTCAACGTCATTTTTAGTTCCCCCAGCGGATAATCCAATCCACAATCAGATCAATCGCCGCGCCAAGGACAATCATGAAGACGGTCACGGCCGCGACCTTCGCGAGCACCATCCAGCCGTATTCCTTTACGCCGACGAACAGCAGCAAACCGCAGAAAATCACGCACATCAGCAACGGCGTAAGCCACAGCGACGTTTTGAACGCCGCGAAAACACTAGCCCAAGTCATTTTTGTTCCTCCTTTTCCTTTTTCACTTTGAATTCCCGGAGTTCCTTCAGCTCCTGGGCCATCTTGAACGGGCACGTAACGCAGCCGCGCACCTCATGGAAGAAGTCCTTCAGTTCCGGGCAGCCGTAGCAGGGCAATCCCGGCACCGTGAAGATGCTTTCCCCGCGTTCGATTTTGAGTTTGGCCTTACGCACCTCAGCCGCAATGAGCGGCCCCATCGCAGACTGAATGTCATCCAGCGACTTTGTCGTGCCATACCATTCCTTCGGCATCGCCGGCGGCAGCGGATGAGCCTCTTTGTAGTTTTTCCATTTCCACCAGCCAATGAGTTCGCTAATACCCCAGCAAAGGAGCACCAGTCCACCGACGACACCAGCCAAAATAAGGGCGTTAACTGTGAAATCATTCATGCCAACCCTTCCTTTTTGAGTTTTTCGATAAATTCCTTAGCGACTTTTTCGCAGTCCTTTCCCGTCATGCGCCAGTCCGCCGGAACCGACCACAGTCTGGGTTCACCATCCGCCAGCCCGACCCAAACAAGCGGCGGCCCCTGCACGTACGCCGGGATGCTGATAACGACGTGCCAAACGCCGTAAACAACGTCTTCCGGCCCGAGTACTTTTTCTCTGACAAAGACATCGCACGCAATCCGACTCGCATGGGGCTGCAGGTAAGTTTCGGTACTCATTCAACTTTCTCCGATATTTTCAAAGTTTTTAACGGTGCCGTTAAAATGGTCAGCTACCCCGTCAGCCAACCTCCACAGCTCTTCAGCTACCATCCGTGCCAATTTCGGACTTAGGCAAATTTGATGCCGGGCACCCATGTAGCCAAAATCTGTCTCAAACTCAATGCAGGCAGGACGCCGTTTGTATTCCGACTTAGAAATCTGCAACACGGTGTTATCCGATTCCACAAACAACCCGCGTTCATCCTTAGCAACTTCTAATCTCATGCCGCCTCCTCAAAAGCCGCCGGAAGTTCCGCCCACGCGAGCAAGTCGTCTTCTGTCGCAATGTCCCACGGCCAAAAATCGTTGTGCTCGTTGAATTCATCACGGATGACGTAATTTGGCTTACCTTTCAGCGTTACCAAATAACCCCTCGATTCTTTCGGGAAACTGTCGTTCTCCCTCCAGTCTTTCCCTGTAGGCTTCACAGGAATCCACTGCACCGTAACATCTGCCTTCATGCCACCTCCCACGGAAACCCACCCACTAAACGCCACAAATGCAGGCAGGTGCTATGCGCATTGACGTACCGCGAGCGCTTCGGATGAATCTGAATCACCTCGTCTTCGTCATCCCAGAAAAGTTGTTTCACGAAACACATCGTGGACCAGTCCGGGCACTTACTCGACCCACGTACGACGACAGAGACGTGCTCCCACGTCACGCCGTTGTCCTCATCAACAGACGAGATAACTTCGAGCTTTCGCCCCCGGAACGGGATGATGTGCGTCTGCATCCCCAAGACGTTTGCGCCGCTCTCAACCGCAAACTGCTTTAAAACCCGATGGAAACTCATGCCACCTCCTTGTAGAAAACAATCCAATGCGTCTTGTTTTGTGTTGGCTTTTTATTAAGAATCAAAGGCTTTACCGAAGTTAACTTCAGAACTTCGCAAAGTCTTACGTGTGTCTCGTTCCATTTGAAAATCAAAGTTCCACCGCTTCGCAGTACCCGGAAACCTTCTTTAAACCCTGCGGCTAAATCTTCTTTCCACGTCTCTTTGTTAAGAACCCCGTATTTCGCTCTCATGTAGGACTTTTCACCGGCCCGAGTGAAATGAGGAGGATCAAAAATCACCAAATCAAAGCGACCTGCCCATTCCGTCGGGAGATTTCTGAAATCCTGAATTTCGTCCGGCGATACGTTGCACGGTCGGCCTATTTCTCCCGTTAAATCTTCGTGTCGAATATCGCAAGCAAGAACCCGCGAATCCGTTTGATCTGCGTAAAAGCGGCGAGCACCGCAACACATATCGAGTACGCGTTTCATGCCTCGCTCCCCATCATTTCCTTGGTCTGCCGCAAAGCTGTCCACTGGTCGGACTTCTGCCCATCGCGTTCCTTCATCACGATTTCCGCGCGTTGGTGCTTCAACGCAGCGGCGTAGCCGTTCAGGAATGCTTTGGTGTTTGACACCGCAGCGTCCAAGTCGCCGGCCTTAGACGGCGAGGCATTACGGCAATATTCCTTAACCCGGCAGTAGATCCAGTCCACCAGTGCTTGAACATGTTCAATGTCTTTCAGCGTCAGATTGCTGTTCATGCTGCTTCCTTGTACGAATAAAGCACCACTACCTCGTCTTTGCTCATTCCTCCGGCAACGTAAAACCCGCTGGTCGCCGCCGGGCATTCCATGTCGAGCAGGCCGAAGTTCATCAAACGCCCCAGAGCCGCCGACGCATCCCCTTCCGTTACCTTGGCCTTAGTCATGAGTTCCTTGAGCGTCAGCGGGCGATCTGAGGCCCTTAGCGCGGCTATGGCGATATCAATCGGAGAACGTGCCATCGTTATGCCCCCGGAGGAAGGCCGGCGTCTTCAGCAAACTCGGTGACGTCCGGCATAAAGTTGTGAGTGAATGCCTGGGCAGGCGTTGCGCGAGTGCGATAGCTGACCCAGTCGAAAATGAAAGCCAGACCACCGTTCTCGCGAAGCCGGTCGAACGCACGGTCGCCGATAGCCTTCTCGATTCCGTCCAGGTTAAGGTTCGAAATCAGAATCGTCGGGCGCATACGCTCATAGCGGTCATTAAGCACCGCAAAGAGCAAGTTTTGTTCGTTCACGGATCCGGCTTGCACGCCGATCTCATCCATAACGAGAAGGTCAACGCCGGCGTAGGCATCAATTACCTGCCGCTCTGTCTTAACAGCAGCGGTCCCCCAGGTTTCGCGGATACTGCGTACAGTCTTCGCTACGCTCGTAAAAAGTGCTGTCTTACCGGCCCGCTTTGCAGCCATAACCAGCGCACAGGCCAGATGCGTTTTTCCCGTTCCCGGGTTCCCGCAAAGAATGACAGAGCGTCCGAGGCGGATGTTTTCGTCCAATGCCGCGACGTAGTCTTGAAAAAACTGCTTCACTTCCTTCTGCCCAGCGGTTTCGGCGACATACCCGTCAATCGTCTTCCCTTGGAAACGCACCGGAACCGCAATCTGACCGTAGGCTTCAATTTCCTTCGCCTCCCGGATGCACTCGGGACACCCTGCCCGGCTCATCTGGGCGCCGAATTGCGCGTTTCCTAACCATCGCCGATACGTCAGCGGGTAATCTCCGTGTCGTTCGCAATGGCCGACAGCAATCAGCTCTTGCCAGTTGCCGTTGTTGTCCTTGTAAACTTTCATGGTCTCTCCTTTTCCATTTCTTTCAAAATTCGGCGCCCGATCCAACTGATGACGGGCACCGCCCAACTGTTTCCGATGGCTTTGTATCGAGGCGCGTCCGGGCACTCTTCGGGCGGCTTTCCCTTCCAAGAAATCCGCGTCCAGTTGTCCGGCATTCCCTGCAAACGCTCACATTCAACAGGCGTCAGTCGGCGCACTGCCAACCCTTGCGCGACGCCGTGCTGATCTGTGGCCGTCAGCGTCGGCGCAATCTCTTCGCAGACGCCTAAACCGTTCCCACCGTTTTCAGGCTTCCGGCCAATGACGTTCCCTTGGATGGCAATCACCGGCTCCGACGAAGGGGCGGCAGTAAGAGTTCCTGTCTTCCCGTCGGTGTAAGCACGGGCGGCGGCACCTTGCGAATGACTAAGAACTATCGGGACCTGATTCCCGCCCGTTCCCATGCGTGCTTGAAGCGTCGGACAGGTATCGCTTTCGCGAATCACATCACTCGCGTGCGTCATGTCGTACACCTTCATAAACGAAATACTTTCCTGAAAACACTTCCTGATTACCGAGAAACTTTTTTGCGCCACAGTTGGCGAGCAAAGTCGGACAAACTTTGTCGAGCATCAGCGTTTCGCCTCCGCCCCCTGTGGTTCCTCCGGTTGCCCGGATCGTTCCGGCGACTGAAGCCTTACGCATCGCTCCAAAGCTTCCCTCAACAAAGGCGGCAGAGTCTTGTTCCGCGCTTCCGCCCGTCGGAGAATTCCTTCGCACGCCCTGCGACTCAAAAAGTACCTTTGAGGGATCAATACCCCTCGCTGCAGAACTTGCGACAACGTAGACGCGACGACGGCGCTGGGGCACTCCGAAATATTGAGCATCGAGCACCCGCCACGCGACGTTTCGCGCCAAGCCGGTAACAACACCTGCGCTCGGCCATCGACCTGCGCCGGGCAACAAGGGAGCGTCTGCGCCACTAAGTCCGCCCAAGAAGCACCCGAAGGCGTTGTCTTTTGTGTTGAGCACGCCGGGCACGTTTTCCCAAAAGATGGTGACAGGGCGCTTCCGAAGTCGAGTTCTAACTGTGTCGATTGCATTTGCGATTTCACAAAAAACGAGCGAAAGGTTTCCGCGATAGTCATCCAAAGATCGTCGAAGCCCGGCAACTGAAAAGGCCTGGCAGGGGGTTCCGCCGCAGAAAAGATCGGGGGCTTCGACTTCACCGCTCAGGATTCGGGCGGGGAGCGTTGTCATATCCCCAAGGTTTGGCACCGTAGGAAAACGCTGCTCGAGCAAAGCGCACGGAAACTGATCAATTTCGGCAAGCCACGCTGCTTTCATACCGAGAGGATTGAACGCGAGCGATGCGGCTTCAACGCCTGAGCACACGGATCCAAACTTCAAACTGGTCATGTCCTTTCCTTTTCAAATTCCCCGTGAGATGATTGAGGAGGATTCCCCAACCCAACCATCAACCACCTCACGGAGGAAACTTTGACGTTTGACGTATTTGTTGGTATCTGCTCCATCGCAACCCTTGTCCTTACGATCTATGGCCTTTGGCAGAAATGGAAGGAAAAAGAGGCCGAACTGACGCCTGTTTTGGTTGATGGCGAAATACAATCTCATGGCGATTACCTCGCGGTACGGTTTGCCTTTTTGGGGCGAGGCCGATACATCATGATCAAGTCCGCATTAGCGTCAGACTGTGAACTGGCCCCAGCGGATCCCCGACGTTTGAACGTTGATCTAATGGTTCCGTCTGACGACTTTGCGCCGTATTTGGATATCAGCCTGCCGATATTGCCCGGAACAACCCAGGCCGCCGAGGTGTTTTTCTGCATACGCTCAAAAACACCAGGCAATGTCAATATCCAGTTCACTATTGCCGACAGGTCTCGTCGCGTCAGATACCAAATCACGGCATTGCCGAACACCAAAACCAGCACCGAGAGGTACAACATCATTTCGAGATAACTCATCGCGCCCTCCTAGAAGCTGCCATCCGGATTAATGCCCCGGTGGTAGTCGATTTCGTTGCAATCAGGTACCGGAAGGGAACTGGTCTGCGGGCGCCGATTGACGAAAGTCGCAGTAGCCGGTTTGCTCTTGTCGCTTCGGATCCAGTTCTGCCACGACTGCGCCCAGCCCTTGTCTGAGCGCAACTTCCCTTTGCCATTCCCCTTCTGCCAGTAGAACTTGAACTCGGAGAACATCCTGTCGGGATCGAGATCGGGGCGGACTTCCCGGCAGTACTCCCGCCAATCGTCCGGAAGGTCTTGAAGATCGAAGGGGTGCGTTGCCGCTTCCGGCGTTTTCCGTTTGGACGTCGTTTGCGGCTTCTCTTCCTCAGAATCGAGGCAAAACGAGTCGTCCTCTTCGCTCGCGCACACGCACGTGCCTTCTTCTTTTTTATTTATATTGGTTATTGGTTCTTGGTTCTTGGTTAGTAATACGTCCGTATTACGTTCGTTATTCGTTCGTATTGCGCCCGTAGATTCGTCCGGTTTACGACACGTATCCGAAACCGAAGACGCGGAACCTTTTGCCGCCTTATTCCACCGAGCCTGAATGGACTTCCGGGCTTTCTCGGATTTCTCAGCCGCCTTCGCAATTTCCTCGTCACAACGAGCGTTATGAAATCCGTCGTCCTGCTCTTCAAAATACTGGGAGACCACGTAGTCGAACGCCTTTCGTTCATCCTCCGTATACCCCCTCGTAATACGATCGAAATACGAACGTAATATCGGACGTTCGGTTGAGTAATAGAGCATCAACAAATCAATGTAGATGCCTTTTTCAAGCGGCGTTAGGAGCCGCGTACCGGACTCCCAATCCCCAATATGGAACTGGACGTAGTTCATGAGCGGCTCCATCATTCCTTGGGCCACCGAACATGCGGCGCAATCTCTTGCTTGCTCACAATGCCACGGCAGGCAGCTGCGATACGCATAGCTGCAACGGCACCGCACCGGATGCGCTCATGGGCAATAGCGCTAAGCCGCGAAAGATCGATACCGACCTCTTTGGCAAAACGCGCTTTTCCACCCTTCGGAAGCGAGTTCCAAAATTCAAGAAATCTCACGTCTATGTCTCCGTAGACTTTTTAATCTACGTGCATTATAGACATATTTAGACTTATATGTAAACGGCAACCAATGTACAATAGACAAAATCATCTAATGGCCGTACAACAAAGGAGGTTAGCAGTCGTGTCATTGCTAGAAGACGTGCGAGCTAGGAACCTATGCACGCTGATTCAGCAGAGTACCCTTGCCGATGTATCGAGACGGGCAAGGCGAAATGCAGCTCAACTTTCACAAATGTCAAGAGGAAAACGCACTTTCGGAGAAAGAGTAGCCAGAGGCATAGAAGAGGCAATGCACTTGCCACCAGGATGGTTTGACCAACCGCGTGACAAAACGGAAGGGCAAGCTGAAGAACAACCAACCGTTAAAGGAGTTCCGTACTTGTCTGCCGAGACAGCTAACCTGTTCCCTGTCCCGACCATTGTGCTGCAAGGCGGCGAAACAACGATGAATGACGTTATAGTCTACTTTGATGGAGATATTTTTAGGCGCAATTTTCCCGACCAGACAATCGAGGATTTCAGTGCTGCTATTGTGCTCGATACGTCCATGAGCCCTGCTCTGAACCCTATGGACAGAGTGCTGATTGATACAAGTAAGCCTCGTTTCACTACATCAGGCATTTACTGTTTGGACACCCCGGCAGGAAAGATTCTCCGTCGGATGACCAGCACGCTTGACGGGAAACACATGGTAAGCGCCGACAGCGCTCCAGAAGAAAAGCAGCTTCTGGAAGAATATAAAGGCGTTTCAATCATCGGCAGGGTACAGATGGTCTGGAATGCCCGAAAAATCTAATACTCCCCATATCGCCGAACAGTGAGCCCCGCTTAGTGCGGGGTTTCTTTTGTCTACGATGTGTACATATTTGTCTAATTTTCTCTTGACATCGTAGATTTGTTTGTCTAGTATGTTGCCCAACAAGTCAAGCATTGCTTGACATTTAAGTCGCCACCAGGAGGCAACCATGAAACTCAGCACCATCACCGACGCATACGAACTCGAAGTCAACCGCCTCATCCGCGACTGCAAAGCGACGATCTCTCTCGAAACACTGAAGCTTATTGAAAAGAAGTACTGGGGCGAGCGCAGCTTGCTCGACAGGATCATTTTCAACACGCAGTGCGACAAAGAATTCGAAGAACGCAACGAACTGATCGATCTCTACACAAAGAAAGATCGCGAGTTCTACGCCGCGACAGAGGAAGCGTTTCAGCGGTTGTCCAAGGTCTAGGAGACAGCCATGAAACTTAGTTCTGTCACCGGGGCTTACAGCTCCATCGTCAACGGGCTTATCCGAGATTGCCAAACGACGAACGAACTCCAAGCCCTCGACAGCATCGAAAACAAGTACGAAAGCGCTAACACCATGTTTATGAGCATCGCGGCCGAAAGTAACTGCTACGAAGCCATGAAGATGCGCGACCTGAAAAACGCTTTGTTCGAGTCTTTCGATAAGGCACGTCATGAAGCCTTCGCCCGCCTCATCAATATTTAAGGAACCGCCATGAGCTTCGCTGATCTCTTCACCATGCCGACCCCCGCCATCTGCCGCGAAAAGGCCGCCGTCACCTTCGGCAAGGAAAGCCGCCCGAAACGGATGCTCCGCCCGTGGGCACAGTGGTTCAAGGACAACTGGGAACCCTTTCTGTGTGTCTGCGGGATTGCCGCCTGCTTCGCCTACCTGCTTTCGTTAGACGAATTTCATTGGTAGGCAACCAAAAGGCCACGCGCCTTTTGATCTGCGCCCCACAACACCGATAAGCGCAAGCAATCGGGACGCAGATCAAAGGACGCAAGTCCCCGAGCCCCGTCAGCTCCAAAAAGACGTCAGACCCCGAAACTCTTCTGAGTCATAGCCCGTAGTACTGGACGAAGTTAAAGGATCGCATCCCGCCCAGTGCGCAAACAGATTCCTATGTGAATGCGGTGCGGCAAGTCTGGAAAAGCCAAGCGCTGTTACTTGCGCCGCGGATGGTTTCCCCATGACTTTCAACCGAACGCGACGCAAATAAGAGCGCTTCTGCTCATTTCCTACCGTCTCCGTCACGTTTTCGGCAGGGTTGAGGTATGATTCCCGTACAACTTGTAGAAGAGGATTTAACAAATGTTCAGGTTTACCCCGGAACAAAAACGCGCCCTAGCAAAACGCGTTGCGGATGCGATGGAAAAGTTGAGCATCGGGTGTTTTATGTATTGGGTCTTCATGGAACGAGTTTTGGGGTTCGTTCTGACTATCCTCTTCATCGCGATTTCTTTAATCATTACCGCTATTGAGGCAAAAAAATGAGCATGGATACCGCCTTCAACCTGTTCGCAGTCTTTGGAATCTGCCTCGGCCTTTGGGGCATTTACCTGGCAATTACGAGCCACCATCACCACTGACCTCTGTCAGACGAACACAACAGCCTCCGAGAAATCGGGGGCTTTTTCATACCCGCACGGCGCGCTGCCCTGCGGGTTTTTTCGTGCCTTTTGATCTGCGGCCAAAGCGAGACGGACTATCTCGTGAATATCCCAGTCTGCTTCGCTGTGTTCGCACCACGGGCCGCAGATCAAAGGGCGCCGAACGGAGTGTGTGTAGTTTCGAGGTGGAAGGCGCGGGGTACCTACCGACATGGCCCTGCGTTCTAAACGGGCAGGTGATCACCAGTTAACCAGCCCGTGCGCGTCGTTCCAAGCGCCCGTCCCATTTTTTCATTCAACGGAGTTTTCCATGTCACCTATTCCGGTAACGGAAATCACGGAGGCCGCCCGTCTGGCAATCCTGACGGGGCTGGCTTCGCAGTTCAAGGTCGCCGCAAACGGCGGCACCATCAACCTTCAGCCGCTTTTGCAGATAGCGGAGCGTCTTGGATTTCGGCAAACACCAACACCGAGACCACCTGCCGGCCCTTTACCAAAGCCGCCGGCTAGTCGGACTATCGAAGATGAATACAACCAGTGGCGCTACCGCGAGTAGCGCCTTTTTTGGAGATTTACGCGGGTAATACGCGGGTATTTTTGGAGAACAACTGATGAGCTACGGAACGTTAATTCTTGGAGAAAGCGGATCTGGGAAAACCGCAAGCCTCCGCAACCTCGACCCGGCAAAGACGCTGCTGATTCAGCCAGTAAGAAAGCCGCTTCCCTTCCGTGCGAAGGGCTGGAAAGAGTACCGAGACCGCAACGGCGGAAACATCATGGTCACCGACCAGGCCGCAGAAATCGTGAAGATCATGCAAATGACGAAACGCGACATCATCGTCATCGACGACTGGCAGTACATCCTCGGCTTTCAGTATATGCACAGCGCTACGACGAAATTCAAGCAGGGAGAGGTGTTCGAGTTTTACAAAAAGATCGGCTTCGACGGCTTCTCTATTGCGGAACAAGCGACGCTCCTGGCGCCAAACAAACGGGTCTACATATTGGCTCACACAGCGACAGACGACTTCGGACGTGTCGGAATCAAAACGCTCGGGAAGATGCTCGACGACAAGATCGTTATCGAGGGGATGTTTACTACGGTGCTCAGGACGAAGGTCGAGGGCGGGCGGTACCTCTTCTCAACACAGACGAACGGCAATGACACAGTAAAAAGTCCAATGGGCCTTTTTGAAGACGCCACGATTCCAAACGATTTAGCCGCGGTCGATAAGGCCATCTGCGACTACTACGACATAGAAGCGGCACCAGCTGAAACACCGGCCTCGGCGCCCGTTTCGAAGCATCAACCCTTACCACCTACGGAGATACCTGAAGACATTACGGAAACGATAGAACCCGAAAACATCAACGCTTGACGTATTCCCGGTCGAAAGGCCGGGAATTTGCGAATTCATACCCATACATTTTGTTCATATTTGAGGATTTTTAGATGATTACCTCGTTCAACACTTCTCGCGAAAATGCTTCCTCGACGGACGCCACCCCTACTATTCGCGAGCCTGGAAAGTACATCTGCACGATCGTAATGGCCGACACTTTCGAACGCCATACGCAAAACGGAGACTACCAGTTCGTTCGTTTCCTTTTGCAGAACGATCAGAAACAACGCGCAACCATCGAACTTTGCGTCGCCGGCGGGAAAAGCGAATGGCAGAAAAAACAGTTCGACGCCCTTTGCGTTTGCGCCAACGTCACGAACCCCAATTTCGTTAAGGCCAACATTAAAAACCACCGCCGCGGCGTTGCAGACGAACAGGTGATTGAAGGCTACCGTTGCCGAGAACTCGAAAACAAGCGCATCGGCGTACTTCTTCAGCGTGTCTGGCGCGACTGGGTCGATAACCGCTCGGGCGAACTTCGCGAATCCTTCGACCTGACTTTAGTTAAACCGTTCGATCCTGAAACGGAACGAACGGCATCGGAAATTATTCAGAACGTAGAAAAGCCCACAAAGTTGGCTGCGGCCATTGAAGGCGCGATGAAAGATCGGGACCTGCGCAAGGGCGCCGGAAACAACCAACGCCCGGCATCTTCTAGCGGCGCCTCCGCCTCTGCGCCTGCCGCTCATGCTTCCACCCCCGTCTACGACGAGGATTGCCCGTTCTAACCACTGCCGCCCCCGGAAACGGGGGCAAAGGATGAAAAATGATTGAAGTGAAAATCCCCGAAGATTCGTCGCTGGTGTTTGATTTCGACAAGAACAACGAAGAGAAGCCCGTCTCCATCGGCGTTTCGTACATCGAACCAGGCCAATTTAACAAAACGATGGTGGTTTTGGCACAGCTCAACGGCGCCCAACTCAAAGACGTAGTCAGCCAAATTCTTGAAGCGAAAAACCAACTGCTCAAAGCCTGCACCGTGCTGGAAAAGCGCAAGGAATTAAGCGAAAGCGGCCTGTCCGTTTGATCTACTCAAGGAGAAACTATCATGGAAATGTCTCTCAATCAGCTTGAAAAATCTTGTGGCGTCAGCCATTCGTCTATATCGTGGTTCTTCCGCAAAAAAGGCTTTCTCCCAATCGGCACAAGAAAAGGAGCCGGAAAAACCGGTAACCACGAGTATGTTTATGGCGAAGACGCCTGCAAAGCCGCCATTGAGTTTTATAGCGAGAACAAGGAAAAAGAATCGTCCAAAAACGAGTCCCCGAAACCTTCTGCGCAAAACAACACGGATGTGGTCTCCGCTCTTCTTCTCATTCTGGAATCTATGGAAAAACAAAACTCATTAATGGATCGAATCGCTACAGCGTTGGAAAAACTTCCACAGGAATTTGACGAAGACGTTTCTGCCAACTAACAACCAACGGCGGGGCTTTCCCGCCTATCGGATGAAATATGCAATTTCACACAAATGACCTGACCTTCAAACAGAAGCTTGGCGTCGCTCTCGGATGTTTGCTGGTGTTCGCCGGCGTTGCCGCACTGTGGTACGGCATTTATTGGGTTTTGTCCTGCTTCATCGATTCCAACATGGCTGCAGTTATCGCGATCTGCTTGTTCCTGCTGACGGCGGCAATCCGCGCGTCGCGGCGGGGCGATTGACGGAGGCACCATGAAATTCGTGATTCCACGTCAAATAGATTGGGATCGCTGGACTCTCGTAAATGTCACTTTTGAGGCAGTCGAAGTGGTGCACGATCTCAAGAATCACAAAAAAGAACAACTCGAAACACAGTTAACCGTCAACGAACTCAAATACCTGGCGCAAAAGATTGCAGAACGGGCGTCTAATGCCCCAAACAACAAAATAGGGACTAGAGAGAAGATCATGATTGCAACAAAGGAAAAGATGGAGGATCTGCGGGTAAAGCCCAGCGGCGAGGACTGCATCGAGATCGAACTCAGCAACCGCCGCATCTTCAGGCACAACAAACACTACAACGCCTACATTTTGGACTTCAATCAGGCATCCCGGTTAGCACGGCGCCTGCTTCAGGTACCCGCCGTGGGGCACAAAATCGCCGAACAACTGACGTGGACGCCGTACCGCATAAAACCCAAAGGCATCATCAACGCGCCCAAAGGCGTCGGCCCTTATTTGGTGTCCGTGCACCTTCGGTTTGATCCGTCTCCGTCCGTTCGCACCCTCTATTACAACACCAAAGATAACTATTGGGTGGACAGTTGGGGAGGAGACTTTGAAGGTTCGCGCCAAGGCGAAGTTCTCGCATGGCGGGCGCTTCCGACACCTTACAACGAAACGGAGGACAGAAAATGAAACGCTACGAACTGAAAGACAATGAACTGCAGACCGCCTTAGAAAAGGCGTTCCCAGGGTTCGGCGAAGCCCTGCAGGCCGCCTGTGAGAATACGTTCGACGACGTTACCAACTATGTGGAAGTGCCGCTTGATAGATGTAGCAGCATCCTTTTCCGCAACGTGATAGACATTTATAAGCGCGCAATCACCACCAAAGAAGAGTACGACCCGAGGAAGTGGAATAAGTTCCCCGAAGTGAAACCGCCGATGGGGATCCTGATGCGGGCGGAGGGGCACTATCGGTACGGCGGCATATTTAAAGGAGCCGCGGCTTGGGACAACGGTGTGTGGCTCCCGTTAGAACCCATGACAGAGCCGGAGGACATCATGATCGACCGCTTCCGGCCGTGGGATGAGGATGAAGAATGAAAACCACCATCACACTTGACTATTGGGAGGCCAGGCGCTTGTTGGACATTGGGCGCTCCGCTCGCAAATACTCAAAACCGGAAGTCTTAGCGTGGGTCGCGCTCCGCGAAAAATTAGAGCAGGTCCAACGCCGTATCAAGAAATCCGCCGAGGATGACGAAGAATTCGGCGGGATGCACTTTCCGGAAGATGTTCGACGAATCATGCAGGATGATCTTTGGGAGCCGCTTGATTAGGAGAAAAATAATGCGCTATGAATTGAAAGACAAAGAACGCCAGGCCGCTTTGGAAAAGGCGCTGCCGGGGATTGCGGAAAAGCTACAGTGGGTGTGTGAACGAGATAGTGGAAAGCTTGATGAAACCTTGAGCATCATGGTTAGCCGCACAAATCCGTTCGACCCTTTGTGTAAAGGTGAATGGGTTCTATCGCTCCCCACGGTCGATCTCGAAGTCATCGGAAAATACAATTCAGCTCAGTGGAACGAATACCCCAAAGTCACTCCGCCTGAAGGCGTACCGATGCGCGTTGAATACACCGTCCCGCTTATGACAGTGTTCCAACGCGGAGGGATTGCGGTGTTCGAGGACGGGCATTGGTACGAATGCACACCCGACGGACGGCACAGAATCTCGCAGTTTAAAAACGGTCGCCGAGTTGTTCAGTTCCGCCCGTGGGATGATGAAAAATGATTAACGAAGAGACTGCAAACCTCGCCTGGTCGAGCCAATACGGCCTGGCGTTAAGCGTAGACGTAAGCAAAACCACAGCGACTGTTTCGGTTGAAACGGCAGATCATGAAGGCGTTATGGATCCCGTATTGACGCTCACTGTCTGCGAAGTCCGTGCTTTGGTGGATATGTTAACGGTGGCAATGCATATGCTTGAACGCCGCGAGAAAGACAGACACGATGCAATCGTTGAGTCTCGCTAATGACTTTGCCACCGTTTTTTCCTCATTCAGCGCCCCGCACCCGCGGGGCTTTTTATTGCTTGAAAGGATTCAAAGTGAAGTCATCAAGGCGTGGGCTCCCTTCACCGAGAGAGATGAATTAACTATGTTTACTACAAAACCTATCAATATCGATTACGAAGCCATTGCCGCCATCTGCGGCCTGCCTGTCAACAAAGACTATCTCGACAAAGCGCCGGAAAAGAACGAAGACCGTCCCGACTACGAGCAGGGCATCATCCTTGTCCGCCGTGCCGACGAAGAATTGCTCGTACGTGTCGCTTCCTGCGGCGGCGACGATGCAGTGCTTGAAGACTATGAAGCAAAAGACCTCGCCGATGCAATTCTGAAGGCTTCCGCCGATTGTAAAAAGATGAAGAAAGCTCGCATCAAATGGTGTCTTGCGAAATTTAAAAACATGAAGGATCCCGAAGTTATCCCCAAAGGGACAGAAGTCGGACGCACTTACGAGTTCGGCGATTACTTTATCTCGCTGACGATTCAGAACACAGATAAGGGACGCGCCCGTTTGTGCTGCATCATGAAAGATTGCGACATCGACACTTTAGTGATGAAGCATTCGACCGATCTCACGCTTTCCGAAGAGGTTGCAGCCGCCGAGTTGAAGGCGTACCTGATCGATCAAGAAAACCGGGAGGAAAAATGAAAGACCGCATCAAGTGGACGGCCTACCCCGCCCACAAACCCAGGGCGCCGGGGCGGTATTTCGTTACGCACCATGAGGGCGCCGAACGCTACGTCGTTCTCGACCGATTCCTTGAAAACGGCACCTTTGCCTCAGAGGTTGTGGGAATGAAAATTCTCGCGTGGGCGCCGATCAAAACCCCGAAACCTTACGGGGGTAAAAATGGGACGGAATAAGAAGCCTCGGCGCCCGTACCACGAAAAACCCATCGGCTCCTTTGTCATGTTCTTGGACGAATGGGAAATCGATCTGCTTAAGGGGCTTTTCACCGACACCGCTTTCGCCGTTGAAAGCAAGCTCCACCGAGGGACGATGACGCTCGACGATGTGCAAATGTTGCGTGATTACATCAACCTCTGCACCGCCCTCAGCATCACCGGCCATTTGATCGACCACGAGTTTTTCGAGGACAACACTCGCCGACAGTGGCAACGCCTGCAACAAGGATTTCACACGTTCTACCAGCGTTGCATCCACGAGAAGTGCTTTACCTGCACCGCCGAGGAACTGGACGCCATTCGCGAGGGCATCGTCATTGCCGACCGAATCTTTCAGCTTGAAATGTTTGGGGACGACGAAGTAAAAGGCGAGCCCATTTGGGTTTACAGCAACCTGCTTTATGTGAAGTACGTCACCGACGTTCCGAACAAGAAAACCGTCTTGGTAGATCTAACGCGACTGGAGCAGGAAATCCTGCGGGTTCGCCAAGGCCCTTACCGCCGAAAACTCAAGGCCATCTATCAAGCCCGATTAGGGAGAAGAAAAAATGTTTGAAGAGGCATTCATTCAATGGAAAGCACTGCTCGAAGACCTTTCGAAGGCGTTCGGGCGTAACGTATCGAAACGGCGCGTTCGGAGCTGGCAGAACCGCGCCGCTAACGATAATCCGTTCCCGCTCGAAACCCGCCGACTCGGGAAACAGGGCGTTTTCTTTCGCGCCGACATCGAACGCTGGATCAAGGCAGAATTCCGCCTCCCGCGCGTTGCATGAAATCACCTGGGGGCGCATTGCCCTCGGAGAATGGAGCCATTCATGAACAGAGAACAATTCATCGAAGAATTTAAGCGGCGGCTGGAAATAGAATCACCGCACAAAGACGCGTTCGTAGAGTTGTTTATCAAGACCATCGAAGACCTCGTCGAGCCTACTTCGAACTTGGATATGAGTTTAATCGAAGAGTCCTCCTGCCTTACCAATATCGCATTGCACTGGCCCGGAGAAATCGATGAGTATTGGGTCGCCCTTGTCGTTATGACAGCCAAAACTTTCGTGCGTGCAGCACCGAAAGAAGCAGCGCTGCTACGCAAGTCGCGATGATAATTTTCGCGGCGTCACGAAAATGAAAAGCCCCGGCAACTACTACAAACCGTAGTGAGTTGCCGGGGCTTTTTCATTTTTGCGAAAGTAGTTTTTTCAACCACCTAGAACCGCCTAATGCTTTGAATTTGTCGCGTTCTTCTTCGGTTAGACTGACCAAAACACGAAAGGTTGGAGTTTTTAGGCGGGGCCTACCGGCACCGTCTCTCCGCCCGCCGTGGACGCATGAAGGCCGCGTGTCGAAGTCGTTAAATTTCGACTTTGACATCGTCTTCATCATCATTTTCTGCAAGGCGCCAGAGGCAAGCGGCGTAGCATGGGCCGCCTTCCAAGCACGCGTCAGGCAGTTCAGCTTCCAAAATAGCCGTCGCGGCATCGTCGGCTTTCTTCTGCAGTTCTTCCGCCGCCGCAACAGCATCCGAGTCGGACGCGAATTCGCCCAACTCAACGTCATCAGAGTAACGAGACATCATCTTGCTTTCCAAGACTTCATTGTTGTACACAAATGGGTCGGCGTTTCGGATAGCGTCGCGGATTTCATATTTCATCTTCTTCTCCAGCACGGGGCAACTGCCCTTTACATAACTTGAATTATATGCGCGTTTTTTCAAGTTGACAAGTGATTTGCTTGCAGTCTAGCGTTTATTATTCGATCGAATTTGACCGAATTAAACACCAATCCATTGATTTCAGACAAGTGGGACCGCGGTCCCTTATAACTTCAATTTGCTTGCGCTCATTTGCAAGCTTGACGGATTGTCACGGTTTTGCGCCCAGTGCCTTTCCCCGTTCATTCATATAAAATTTACAATGATTTGTTCTCCGAGGGCTACCATGTTTGAACCTTCAACAAATGTCATCCTTGATTGCGCAAAATGGACGGGCACCGTCTACTGTGACGGAATCGCCTATATCTGCACAGTAACCGTCCCACCGTCTCGCGGGGCGGAAACGTGGGAAGGATCGATTTCTGTCACCAAGTGCGCAAACGGCGGTGAAGTTTTAACCGAAGAGAAAATCAATTGTGATCGACACTTTTTAGATGAAGACCACATTCGTCTTTTGATTCGGAGCAAAGTTGAAAGCCTTGTTTCTGGGAAAGCGGCAACAGAGACGATGAATTTCCTCACATGGACCGGCATCGGAACGGATTATTTCCCCGGCACGGACGGACGTATCGAAAAAGGCGAAGATCATCCGTTTAAGATTTCGATCAACCTTGAGGTGTCGCTTTCCATGCCAGCGTTGGTTATCTACTCGTCAAAAGGTGATGAGCTTTGCCGAATTTCCGTTCCATTGGAAATAGAAGAGGCGACTTATTCTGCACGCGTTCGCGAAGTCGCCTTGATCGCGTTTGAAGAATTCCGCAATATGAAAAAATAGCCGCCCACGAAAATGCCTCCACTTTCGGAGGCATTTTTTATTAGAAGTACTTGAACTTTTCGCCGTAGCGTCTTTCCAACTCTGGCACGTCCCGAACCTTCGGTTTCGGCGTAGCCCCGAGAGTCTTCTTCAGAACATCCATCGGTAAAAGCGCATCCGCCCAACGCTGCATCAGCTCCCGCCGTTGCTCCAACAAGTCGCTGCGCTGATACGCTCGAACAACTGCCGACGGATTTTCGTGCATCATCTGATATTCTGCCGCTGTCGTATTTTGCCCGGTCTCTTCCGCCCAAACGCGGAAGGTACTACGGAAACCGTGGATGGTAGCTTTCATGGGCGCCGCACGTTTTACAGCAGTTAACACCGAGTCTCGGTGTATGGCGCGGTCGTCATACAACACCGAAGGGAAGACAAAAGGCCTATCAGGATATGCAGTCTTCATAGCGTACAAGATAAGCATCGCTTGATTGCTTAATGGAACACGGTGAGGATAATCCCGGAATATCTTTCGCCTTTCCGGCGGAACTAAAAATATTTTTTTCTCGAAGTCGATTTCTGACCACTTTGCTTGCAAAAACTCGTTAGCTCTCAGTGCTACTAATGCACCAAACGCTGCAGCAATCCCACTGACGTTTCCGCTCTCGAGTAATTTTTGGACAGTGATGCGGCAATTCTCAAAATCAAGCGCCGCATAATGCTCAACACTATGGATCCTTGCACTCGGCGCCAAAATAAAATCGAGATTTCCGCGAAACGTAGCTGGGTTTGCTCCATGATAATCACCCGTGAAAATCGCATGAGCAAAGATGCGCTCCAACATTTGCCGAAGGGATACGGCAGTAGGCGTCTTTGTGTGCCATATCGGTTTAAGTACTTCTGCGACTTCATCTCTTCCGATTAGGTTGATCGGCAAATTTGCAAATGCCGGCATAGCGTATGCATTAATAACACGCCACCAACCTTTCTCGCTTTTGGCATTTTTCCATTTTCTAACCTCTTTTGCAGCTGGGATTGCTTCAGCGCACACATCCGAAAAGGTTTTCTCCTGTTTCACTTGCGCCTGGCGCTTATTCTTTTCAACCTTGCCGATCAGTTCTTTTCCTTCGGCCAATTCAGCACGGCATCGATTAGCCTCCGCTTTCGCTTGCTGAATAGTCAGATCGAAAGCACTCCCCAGCCCGATTTCTTTACGTTTTCCGTTTTTTTGGAATCGGAAAACGAAAGAGCGCTTATTTCCCTGCACACGGAGATATAAACAGGGCGCGACGGTATGAATTCCGTCGCCCAGAGTCGTGACTTCTCTCTGCGTTACCGGTTTCTTTGACCCTCGTTTGGCTTTTTCGGTATCCATGAGCGTCCCTCTTTTTCATACACGTTTTCACACATCGCGTGTGTGTACTGCGGTACGTTTTCTATCGCTTACTGCACACTTTCGACAAGAAGTATAAAAGAGGGCCGGAACACGGCGCCCATAATTGCACGTTTTCTACCGCGTTCGGTTCGCTACTGAAAGGAATCAGTAAGGCTACCTGTCCGAACGGCCGGATCTCACGTATTTATTAAATTTCAAATGACTTCATGTATGTTCAGATT